CATCATCTTTTATTTCATAAGGCATTACGTATTCCTTTTCTTACCTTTGAATGCTATAAGTTTCATCTTAGTAGGCCTTCCTTTTTCCTTTAACCACTCTTCAGGTATAACACGATGCGCCCAAAGAAACTCGTTCTTGTCACACCAATTGTAGTATCTTGATTTAGCACCTTTGTACAGCTTTGCCATAGAGTTACTGAATACAAATCGTATGTCCAGTTCAGGATGTTGCTTACGTATCTCCATGTGCTTTCGTCTGTCCTCGCTATCAAAGATACCTTTTGTTTCTATTATTATACCGTTATCCAAAATAAAGTCAGGCGTGTAAGTTCTGTATCGTAGGTCTTCCCACTCTATCTTTAGAACCTCATACCTGACTCTAGTTTGACTACCTTTTAGGAACGCAGCTACTTCACGTTCTAGCCCACTGCGATACCTTTTGGAGTTATGACGCCTCTTCTGTGACATCCTCGTTCTCTGTTAATGATTTTTTGACACGAGATGCTAAGATATCACCTACTGTTTTAAGTGTGCTTAACTGATAGGTAAGCTGGCGTTGCATGTTTGCATTGTATTGCAACTCTCCTACCAGATTGTTTTGCTCTTCTGTAAAATCTTCTGTATCGTATTCTACTTCATCAATTACTACTTTAGTCATATTGGTCACTCCATAAACTTACATATTCTACTGTTGGTGGTGTTAGCTTTCCACTGTAAACCTTAGATGGTAAGGCTCTAAGTGTAGGCCAACATTTCTTTTTGTGTGAGCAGAAACTACACACCTTTGCTAGTTTGTGATTGCCGCTTGTTTTACCTCGATATACTTCTGGCTCAGAATCAAAGCAACGCTCAAAGGGTTCATTTTTATCTAAGTAATCATAGGTATCCTCTATCTTTTTTAACACTTCTTTTTTGTCTGCCTCAGAAGCTGACACGTACTTGAAGTCACCGTTGCCTTTGTTAACTACCCACCAGCCACCTACATCTTTACCTGCAGCGGTAGCGTACCCTACAAGCTGTGACACGTAACCAAATGAATCACCCTTGTTTAAGCTGTGGAAGTCTTCAAACTTATTAGTAAATGACCAAGGTGAAGCAGACTTAACATCATCTACCTTACCATCAAGAACCATGTCGTACTCACCAGATATCTCTGCTTTGTTTGATAGCTTTAGTGTCACGTTATCGTTATCTTCAAACTCTGTGCCTGATGCTCTAAGCAATCCTTTAAACACAGCCTCAACTATATCACCTATGATCATGTTAATCTTAAATGATGCAGGTAAAGGTTCTGCTTTCTCAGGATTATTCTTATCAAACCATAGCTGACACTTAGGACGCCCTACATTTGACATCCTAACTTTGAACTTTCGTTTTTCAGAGTTAAACTGTTTATGTAGGGCTTGTTTAATATCGTCAGCTACCTTGTCAATAACTTCCTGTGACATCCCTGCCTTACCATCAATAGATTTTCTCAGGTAAGAATGCACAGACAGTTCAGCAGGGTGTTGCATTATTCAAAGTCCTCCAAGTCTACAATATTAGACACTATCTTAGATGACTCATCGTCTAATTGTTTTACGTGTGTTTCATCCCATTTGTTTAAGATGTAATCATTTTGATTCTCAACGTAGGCGACAAAATCTTTTAGTGATTCATTGTCTGACTCTAAAAGATCAACCATTTCACCTAGTGAGGCTTGCATGACTGCATACTTATTACCGTTAGGCATAGCTCTAACATCACCTCTAACTTTTATAAGGTGCTCAACTGGAAGTATACGTTTAGTTTGTAGTTTTTTTATTATACCATCAATGGACTGTAAGCTTTCACGATTTTTTACGTCAGCTATAAAAGGAACTTCGCTTTCGTATCCTTCTACAGGAGCACCACCCTCATAAAAAGGATCAATAAAATGTGCCATGCCCATGTAAACTTTAACACGATTAACGCTACGAATAATATCCTTTGTAGAATCAGGCAGTCCATTAAAGTCTTTTATGTAACCAGTAGGTCTGCCTAAATTAAAAGTTCCTAGTGTATCTTTTAAATCTGCATTTAGATTTGTTGACATAACAGTTTTGTGAAATGTACTATTTTCACTGTCCCATTTTTGCCAGCGCTGTCTCTGTGTAAATATACGTAACTCTACCTCACGAACGTAAAAGACATCCTCATCTTTTTTAACTTTAAATACAGGCGATGATACAATTTTATTATCAGTGGTAACTTCTTGTATAACAGTTGATGTTATTCTACACAAGCTAGAACCACTTCCGTTACTTTCTGCAGAGCTTCCAAAACCCATAGCATCTGCCAGGTTCATGTTCTCTACACTTAGTGCGACTTGTGTGTTCATATTGTTTTCCTTTCAACATTAAAAGAGTCTTAGTTATACCATTAAACGTCCTTGATGTCAAGCCAATTCTTACCTATTTTAGCTTCTAATAACAACGGAACGTTTATTTTTATTCCATACGCTTCCTCCACTATACTATTAAGATCATTATTAAGTGTGTCTATCATTGCAATCACGTAGTCTTTTTCGTTTGGGTGTACATCTACTACTACAGAATCGTGTACACTGTTGACTATACCTGACTGTAGCTTCTCTAATCTAGTATCAAGTTCTATCAACACAAGCGGTACTACATCACCTGTAGCGAAGCCCTGAACAGGATAGTTCTTTATCATAGTAAAGTGAGACACACTACCATTTACTCTGCGTATAACGTCAGGGAAAGCGTACTGCCTACCACTCACGTTAGTTATCTTTTGAAAGCGTAATGCCTCTTCACCTAAATCAGTGTGCCACCTAGCTATACCCTTGTACTTCTCTACGAAGTGCTTGTAGTACGCTGCTTCTGCATTGCTTCTGCCGTACCCTGTAGCCCCAAAGAGAGGTGCAAACGTGTGAGCCTTTGCCTCTTGCCTAGTTGTTGGTTGCCCTGCATCAGAAATAACTTTGGCTGTGTAACTGTGTACATCAAACCCTGTTTCTATCTCTTGCATAGCTGTTTCATCTTGTGATAAGAACGCTGCGGCTCTGAACTCAAGCTGGGCAAAGTCGGCTTCTAAAATATGACCGCCAGCCCAGCGCGAAACAAATACACGCTTTACAGGAAAGGTTCCTCCTCTTGGCATGTTTTGCATGTTGGGCTTTCGTCCAGAAAATCTACCTGTACTGGTGATATGCTGGGTAAGACCGACATGGAGGAATCCGTCTTGCTTAGTGTAGGTGGAAATACCATCGACAAAACTACTGAGATAACTACTAACAGCAGACAACCTTTTAACCCCTGTGATAAACTCTTCTGCATCTTTCATTTCACCTTTCTTTGCAACGTGATTAATCATATCTAGTCTGTCTTTACCTGTGCTAAAACCGTTTGCACTAATCCAAGACTTGTTAGGTGCGCTAAATTGTAATCCTGCAGCGTGGGATAGTTCTCGTAAGTGATACCCTTTACCGTCACACTCCTTACATTTAGTAGGTTTGGCATACTTTGTTCCATCCTTCCTTACTTTAAACACTTTTCCCTTACCTACACAGCTAGCACATATGACAGCGTGTGTTTTTAATATCATGTCACTGTTCTTTTCTACTGTTTTTTTAAACTCCTCTGGTGTGTTTACGTAATCAAACAAGTTAGCCCACTCTTTTTTATTGTGTACCCTTCTACCAAATATAACTTGTGATAATTGTTCTGGAGAGTTCAAGTTAATAGGTGTGTCACCCATTAATTCTCGCACCTTTTTTTGCAATCTGTCTTCAATCTCATTGTGCTCTCGTTGGAACTCATCACGGACATGTTCGAGGGCGGTAGTATCCACCCTGAATCCTCGCATGTACATTCTGGCAAGGGATTTACAGGTGCGGAAGGTAACTTCTCTGACGTTATGTAAGGAGGTAGAGGCAGGATCTTGATAGTCTTCTTCGATGGCTTTGTACAACTCACCAGTGCTAAACAAATCGCAAGACAAATAATGGCTAAGTTCACCCAAGGGTATCTCATTTGTATTGTATCCTTTTTTATAATATGTCTTAAGAGTATCATCCTTTTGATATTCTAACTGTCTGCGCTGGGCGCACTGCTCTAAACTTAGTGGTTCCTTTTGTCCACGTAAAAGTAAATACTCCGCAAGCATAGTATCATATATGTCACCATCATATGTAAACCCGCTAGACCACAGCCAAGATAAATCATACTGAAGGTTATGTCCTATCAATAAAGTTGTAGAGTCAAGCCATCGTTGTAATCTGCATTTGTTTTCTAGTGAGTCATTCTTTTCAACGTGATCAAAGCAGAGCAAAGATTTTTGTTGTGTGTCTAAACACAGTACACCTACCTGTGTAAGCGTATTAGATGGCTCAAAAGGATCGTTGTGTATCTTACCATCACGTAATGTGATAGAGTTTTCTACGTCAAGGACTCTTCTCATACTGTGTACCTTGATCTATCACCGTCTAACTCACAGTGTACAACACCATGCCATCCACCACGTAGTTTATTCTTAGCTATGTTCAAATGTCTTTGTGAATCTTGTTCATCTTGGCCCTCCACTTGTGGGTTCTTAGAAATCAAGATCATTAAATCACACTCTGCTGCCTTGCCTGTCTTACTACCTTCCATCATAGATTGATCTACGTAAACTTTACCTTCAGCATCAGCAGACAGTTGTGACATCCAGATGATAGCACAGTCATACTGCTTCGCTATGTTACGTGCATGTATCGCTGCGTCTTTGAGATACACATGCGAGTCGGCACTACCCTTACTAGCAAACTTGTCACCCATATCCAACACCAAAATGTCAGGCTGGTATGCCTTAACTACAGCCTCAACCCAGCGCATATCTTTACCTGTGCTATCCTTGATCTTAATGTTATCGTGCACAGGTTTGTATCTAGTTGCAGCTAATGCATAGTTACCTTTAACTTCATCCATAGACATGTTAGATGCAGCACTTAGATACCTTGCACCTACACGATCATAGGATTCTTCATTGCACAGAACTATACACTTAGCACCCTGCCTAGCAAACCCATCTTCAGAAGCTATGATCGAAGCATGGAAAGATGTCTTGCCTGTATTTGGTCTTGCACCTACCAAAACTAAATGACCACCTGACACACCCTCTATACGTCTTTGAAGAGATGGTATATTAAACTTCCACTTAGCTTGTACGTCAGCCTTCTCTAGTAAGGTGTCAATAGATATGTCACCCCAATCAATCTTCAAGTTAGGCATGAAATCATCTTGATAGTCTTCTATTATTTTACGTATAGGCTCCAGTGTATTCTCTGCACCGTTGACATACTTAACGCCCAAGTTAGCTATCTCCTCTCCTACTAACTTCTGAAACAAATTACCCATAACTTCCTGTGCAATGTCAGACGACATAGGTTCTGCTTTGTTTATCTTCTTGAACAACTCTCTGTAAGAATCTTTGTTAGCTGTAGTCAACACGTTGTGTGTGAAGAATAGTCCTTCTAATTCTGCTGGTGTTATGCTCCTCTCGTATGTCTCCATAGCGTAGTCTAAAGTTCTTTTTATACCACGTAGATCTTTACTAAATAAATTATCTGGAGTGCGAATACCTTTATTGTTTTCGTAGAACTCCTTGTCCATCAAGGTTCTTATTAGTGCCAACTCCATCTGTCTCTCCTTCACTCAAATAATTCACTGCCATCTCCATCGTACCACGCTTGATGTATGTCTCTAGGTGATACATTAATATTATTTGCAGCTTGTTTTTGTATGGCTCTTTGTCTTTCATCATCTGACATGGGACGTATATTTTTGAGCCTATCTATTCTTTCATAGGCCTGTCTAATTTTTTGTTGATACTGTCGTATCTCTTCTTCTAAGTTTTCTATTTCACCACATACGCTCATAGTTTCTACTCCTTAACTCCTATGCATGGTAACAATATAGATAGCTTACAGTACTTTGGATACTCATCATACGTCATAGCTATCATTACTGGTGGTGCAGCTATCAGTAAAGCTACAATAGCTGACGCCTTGATTGCACCGTTTATATTACCTCTCATTTTCTTTGCTCTTTTGCTAATGCCATCCAAGACACAGGAAATAACTCATGCATCTTAACACTGATCTGTTTGGCTACCTCTTGTGTTTCAACCTGTGTGTCAGACGCACAACGTAGCTTACACATGTCTGCAAAAGCATCTAAGCTACCTGACCAGTACCACTCAGTCATCATACTCTGTGGCAGTACCATACGTGCTTGTTCAGGACATACACCATTCTCAAGCAAATCTTTATAGGAGTTTAGACAAGCTGTGTGACCGTCCTTAATTACAAAATCTAGATCATCGTCATACCACGCGCCAGTGCTCCCTTGCTTTTTATCCTCACTACGCCCACGCCAACATCTAGGCAAGTAAAACTCAGGCTCATCATCCACGTACCTACGGCTAATCTCATTCCATCGTAGGAACTTATGCTTAACTAGCTGCCTAGCTACAAACACTGGTGCCTTAACGTGGAAGCTGGCAAAGCAATGCCCAAAGGGTGACATGTGTTTGTGCTTGGCTAAATAATGTATTAGCCTGTTGTCTTCTTGCTCTTTGTACACATCATGTTGCTTGTTAAAGGATACTCTAGCTACATTCACTACAGTCAAATCTGTACCCATGTGATCTATGTATGTTGCCTTAATCATGTTCACCACCAAACATTCTACCACTTGTCACATTGTCAGTGGGTTTTTTATTAGATCTTTTATTGGCTTCTCTGTATACTCCTGCAGTTATAAATATACCACCAATTAATAATGCATGACCTAATGCACTAATACTAAACCAAAGTATATTACTAATCCACAGCGCAAAGATTGCACTCCACATGTATGCCAGTATCTGAAACATTGCATGTGCCACCCTTGGATCTAACTTCTGGATGTGACGCAAGGGAGAGTTCTCTATGGTCATCACACTAACCCATGCCTCTTTAAAGAAATCAAAAACACTAATCATGCTTAAAGGCACAATCTTAGATTTTTTACTCATCTTGTATCCTTTATGTTTAAATTCATAGGTGAATAAGCTTCACCATTATATTGAGAACCTGTTTTATTTGGGCCTACTTCAACACCACTATTACAACCAAACACAACTATCATTAAGAATATAATAGCATATACAGTAATTCTTTTAGACCACATAGTAAACATCTCAAAAGTTTTTTCTGCTTCTATTTGCGCTGCTTCTCTAGGTGTCATGCTTACCTTCTCGCCTATTCCTTAGTTTTTGTAACTCATTAAACTGATTTTCATCAATACAATTTACCTTCTCTATTGGACCAGGAATAACACCATTATATGTTATCATCATACCCTCTACGTATTTAGCTATTTCGTTGTTATCTGTCAGCGTAGCCATGCAAGTTTCCCTATCATCATAGGTAGGGTTAGTGAATATAAATGTATCTCTTGTACCATCAGGATGATAAGACAAAAAGAATACCATTACAAACCATTTCATTTATTCTTCCTCCAAACAAAAGTTACACCATGTATTTTTAGTTGGTGCTCCACAACTTACACACTGATACATATCTTTACAGTGTGGACATGAAGTGTAATCCTTAGTGCTAAACTCTTTCTTGCACCAAGAACACACTACATCTTTAACTCTTCGCATCATGCTCGCTTACCCCTCAAAGCAAAGAATAAACCACCTACCCAAAGAAAAACATGTAAGTTATCATATAGTAAAACATCCATTAAACTATCGGGTTCACCTACCCATATCACTCCTGTCATAATACAACAAATAGTAATACCACAGAAACGTGTAAGTAAATCTGACCAATGGTGCATCATATCTCTAATCCAAAAATCCCATATGCTTGACCCTATGATACCACTAACTATTAACCCTATACCTGCACCTATTTCACCATACGCAGCGAACCACCAAACGATGTAAGGTAGACCAAATGAATCAGCATCTTCTATATTAATAGGTAGTTTAGATAAGCCTTGTTGTATAAACACAATAGACAAAGGTATACGTAAAAGCCAGTGACTAAAACAGAACTCAGGTAGCCTATTTAATATCTTAGTTATCAAGTGTCAACTCCTGTAATACTTCTAATGCTTGCTCTTCTGTTATCTTAAACCACTCACCTTTTAATATATCCCCATAGTTGTTAGCTAATTCGTGTGCCTTTCTTTCTGCCTCGTGACAATCATCTTGATACACTTTATAAACTACATAGTATAATCTACCAGGACAACCTGTATTAAGTTGAGACAATCTTTGTTCTATGTTATGTGTCCTGCCTATTTTTATACCATCAAATTTAGGATGACCCACTGCATAAACGTAACCGTTCTTTACGTTGTCTAATTGAGATTCATTTATTCTTTTAATAGCTTTATTCTTCCAGTAGTAAATCCTTTGATACATTTTCTTATGCTCTGGATTGTCTTTGTAATATCTATTTTTACCTGTCTTTGGATTAACTGTCTCTGTAAGCATGTATATCTCCTTTATGTTTCTCTTTCCGTACTGGTTTAGGTTTCTTCTTATCAGGTATAACTCGCTGCTTATACTTAGGTTGCCGCAAATCTTTAGCCATAGGGTTCTGTTTATTCAATCGCTCCATCTATCAGAATCCTTAAATTAGTTATATCTTTCACACGTTCATACTTGATGTCATCCTCAACGTGTAACACCCAAGCAGGTAAATCAGTCCAGAGTTGTATCTTCTTACTGAACTCCATACTTTTACTTAGTGCGTCAGGATCAAGTGCAACTAAACAGCTTGACGCATTATCACTTATATCAGCTAGGTGATCGTCTGTCAAGCTAGTACCAAGTATGGCAAAGCCTGTCGTTCCTGGCATACGTTTAGCTACAGTGATAGCACTAATAACATCTTCGACTATGACATATACACCGTTGGGTTTACCTATACATCTTTTGTAGAAGCTTCCAATACCACCGTATCTGTACCACTTTGGTATAGCTCCATCTAATGCACGGCCTATGGCATCTATCAATCTACCATCGTTATAGATAGGAAAAACTACACGTTTACTTTTAACGTCATACATTAAGTTCTCATGTTTAAGTATAGGCCAGCGCATAATAAATCTACGCATCTGTCCGTTTTGCACAGTGCTACCATCAACTACATGTTCTGGATAAACAAAGGTAGTTAACTCGTTGTTATCATTATGTGATTCTATTAGGGGCTTCTTAAAGTAAGACTGCATTTCTTCCATAGTCATAGCTGTGGACACCATGCCTTTGAGATCGCACGATAATTTGTAACAGTTGTAGATAATCCTACCGTCAACTTTACGTGCAGTGAAGGTGTTTTTGCTGCCACATTTAGGACAAGCCTTGCGTATGGATTCACCCTCAGTTAAATCCAGTGTTTCCTCTATGTAATTATCCATCACTGTTATCCTTAATATTAATTGCTCTATAAACCGTCATCCTACTTATGTTAAGAGTTCTTGCTACCTCTGCTTTGTTTAGACCCTGATCTAGCAACTCTTTAATTTTTTTATTGTCTACTTTAGATACTCTATTTGACGGGTAGTTTTCTTTAGATTTTTCCTGCTTTAATTTATCTTTAAATGCATCTACTTCTTTACGATATTCATATATACTTTTAATGTCTCTTATGGTTTTATCACTTATGTTTATTATGTTCTTTCTTTTTTTAAAATTATCTTCTAACATACGTATCAAATCTGATCCAGATATTTCACCACACATAAAACCTCCCCATATAAAACAATATAGATAGTTATTTTCAAAATTTAAATCATCAAAAAAACCTAACCAAAAATTATCGTCAAGATTACAGAAGTAAGCATGTGCATCTTTTGTTTTTTTAATTCCATTTCTAATTGGACCTTTAGAACTTTTAAAACTTACATCATGTGCTATGCTATGACAATCTACACATATATCTATAATGTTTTCTTTTTTGTCTTTACCTCCATTAGCTATAGGGATTATATGATGTTTATATAATTCATCAGTATCTTTACCGCATGTTTTACAAGATTTCATCACTCTTTATCCTTGTACGCATTGCGCTGGGCTAATGCTTCTGATGCTCCAGTATACGTGTGTTTGATATACGGAGTCAAGCTATTTATGCTAGTGTGTCCACTAACTTGTTTGATCTGTGTTATATCTACACCAGCTTCAACCATCTCAGTGATAGCTGTACGGCGCATATCCATAGCTGTCAGGTGGCTTGGTAGTCCAGCTTCCTTGAGTATTGCATTGACGTGTACGTGAAGACCCTCCTTAGTGTACGGCTTGTACGCTCCATCACTAGGCTGTATCTGTGGTGCTACCAATACTTGAAAGCTAAACGTTTCGTGTTGCTGTCTCAGTACGTGCATCAAGCCATCACTGATAGGCAAATGCACTGCCTCACCTCGTTTGCTTTGCTCGAAATCACAGCGTCCTTTGTCTAAATCTATAGCGTTCCACAACAGCATACGCATATCACCTACACGCTGACCCCACTCGTAAGCCATCTGCACAATCAAGCCTACGGATCTCCACTTCCACTGGCTGTACGCTGTATCCAAGAATATCTTAACCTGGCTTGGCTCCCATATAACTTTACGTGCAGGGTTAGGTGTCTTGTCTAGGTACTTCATAGGGTTGAAGACACGTAAGTTATTCTTCGTAGACCAATTAATAAGTATAGACATGATCGCAGCTATCTTGTTTGCACGATGCACTCCACGTTCTAGCCAAATGTTGTAGTGTTTCTGCATGGTAGGTACAGTCAAACCTGATTTGATACTGATATGTCCTAATTCATCTTCTATTATATTTAAGCAATCAGAGTAGTCTATCTTCGATGCTCTGCCTAGCTTGCGGAACGCATCTGATTTTAAGTATGCATACACTAGCTGTTGTACTGTCTTAGCTTTTACCATCTCCTGCGTGTCTTCCAGTAAACCCAACATTCTGAACAGTGTCCTTTCCCTATAACTAAATCAAGCAGCCAAACCAAGTTAGGCTTATGCTCTCTTTTCCATTGCCAATTCCTAGCGCTAAACGTTTGATTGTTCGTGCCACCAAGTATTACGTTAACTAATACTGAGAAGGCGATAAGAACTCTTTTAATATACAAGGCCATAAGTTATTCCTCGTCACTACCTTTCAAGTATAAGTATATGAAGCCACCTACATAAGCTATCAAGAAAGGTAAGATTATTTGTGATCCAGCTACCATAGCGGGTAATACATTTCGCCATTGTCAATCAGTTGCTTAACGTGCTGTATGTCTTCACGCATAGCATCAGCAGTAGCTAAATCACCTAGCCAATCTGCGTCATCAATCTCCCGCTGCAGATCATTGTAGTAGTCATTGATAGGGATAAGTAAATCATTATATGTCATTAGTTTAGTCTCCTATATTAGCCGTTTACAGACTGATCATGGTTGATGTAGTAAGACACGCCTATTTCATTTAAATCATCATCAGAGTACAATTCACTCAATGCATCAGCTACTCTGCATACCTTATCTAGCTGTTCATTTTTAGATAAAGAACCGTAAGAAAAGTTTACAGGTATGGCAGTAAGAACTTTTTTATAGCCCTTCCAAACAGGTACACCCTCGTGTAATTCATCTGTCTTTTCGTGTGTACTTTCATACACAAAGATAACTGCGTCATTGTGATCCCATACTTTTACTTCTACTGTTTGGTCTTCGATATTCATTAGGTTATTCCTTTCTTAATTGCTCTTATTAGTTGTACTATTAATATACACTGAAAGTATATCGCAGTAAGTGTAGCTGCGTCAATATCCTTTCTATCTATTCCTATATGAGTAAGGATAACAACACTGAATAACATCAGGAAGTAAGCCAATATAGGAGAGGACAGAACTAGTAGCATAGTCTTAGTCCATCCTCGTTACGAAGTACTCACCATCAGGCAAGGGTAGTGCAAGCATAGCGTACTTATAGAAGTACACGTAGCCGTTGGGTGTATTCATCTTACCTATGTATGGCAGGTCAGGATCCTCTGGATAGCTGTATGTACCATCCGACTGTACGTCACCCTTGAATTGATACAAGCTACCAAAGCCATAGCGCTCAGTCATAAAACCTACGATGTCCATGTCTGTACCGTAAATGATGTACTCGCCTACCCAATGAGGCAATATGCCAAGCATTTCTTTGAGGTGCTCTACTGGTACATCAGGAAAAGCTTTTGTATTGATTGTAAGTTTCATTGTATATCTATCTCCTCTAGACCGATCACGTATTCTCTGATAACCAAACCATCAGAGTTCGTGACTATAATATTGTCAGGTAAATTAGGTAGCTCACCTGAGAATAGTCTCTCTCTCAGATCTTTGCTATCTTTGAAAGTTACCATTGACAGATGTTCTTTGTCATCTGACATCTGTTTCCATATAGCTATGTGCATTGTGTTAGTCCTCCAAATATATGTGACACTACGTCAACTGTCCATCCATTGCCAAGCATTTTGTACCGCTGCGTATTAGATACGTGGTCGGTGTAGCCATCAGGTACTGTCTGTAAACGCTCACACTCTAGAGGTGTCAGCTTCCTGTACTCAGTAGTACCTTTAGATACTTTAGGTTGTAGGTGTCCACCATCTGACGCTACAAGTGATGGGCCTTTACCTGATGGATGATACACACGGTTGACATATGCATACTTGTCACTGATACCTGCGTCACCTACATGACACATGCCATCCTTACTAAACACTAGCTGTCTACGGTGCTTCTCAAAGTATGATTTTAGGTTGCCGCCCTTGAAGTAATTAGCATCAATGCAGTGTGATTTGTCACGGTCAACATGTCCATTTTCTAGTATGTCAGACAATACAATACCTTTATCTTCTGGGAAGGCATACATAGGTATATTTGTCCAGTAATACCTCTGTCTGTTTTGTGCAGAGACACGACTGCTATTGATAAAGATAGGCTCTACGCCCAGCGCTTTTGTGATAACGTCCATGCTTTCTTGTTTCATACGCACGTTCTCTAGCAAGAAGTACTTAGGCTTGAGTGCCTTGAGTAGCCGCACATATTCCCAGAATAACTTGCTACGTGGATCGTCAAAGTTAAGTTGCTTACCAGCAAAACTAAAGCCCTGACACGGTGAGCCACCAATAAGTAGATCTATATTGGGTAGCTTGTCTGGATCTATAGCAGTAACATCACCAAGCTGAATAGTACCAGGAAAATTAGCTGTAGCTACCTTGATTGCATACTTGTCAATCTCCGCTGCGAAATAATTATCTACTGGGATGCCTGCCCTTTCAAGGGCAAGCTGTCCACATGACATACCGTCAAATAGTGATAGTACATTCATAGTTATGATACCTCTGCTACTGTGCCAAACAAACGCTTGGCTGTGTCATCATCAATAATATACTTCTGTGTGGTTGTTAAATCCTGTACTACCCAAGGACGCTTACGTGCTCTAGAGTTGTAGCTTACAAGTGACACCATCATGCCTTGCAGTGTAGCAATCTTACTTGTGTCAAATCCCATGAGTGTAGCCATCTGTTCAAGGGCTTGCTCATCTCTAGATTTAGCTCCATCAATCAATACTTTAACTTTGTAGGTAGCTTCCCCATCAGTGAATGAGCAGTTACCTACGTTAATAGATACACCATGTATTCCTGCGTTTTCTAACGCTTCCTGCATGGCTTCACGAATCTTGCGGGCTGTTGGTTTGTCAAACTTCATTGCTGTGTCTCCATATATCCTAAATGTTACCCTGCAAAGTGGCAAAGCTTACGCTCTGTTTTACGGTTAAGCTTACGCTCAATGTAGATGGTACGCTTGCCAAAGTGTACACCAGTCATACACTTGGTAGTGTTGACCTTGAAGCCACGGCTTAAGGTTTTACGCTTACGTGTCAAACCCTTGACACCTGCGAAGTTGAAGCGAAAGCCTTTTGTGCCATCGTTAAGAGGCTTAGTAGCGAATAGTACGAACATGGTTGTATCTCCTTTATGTGTTCGATATAGTTAGATCATAGTTTAGTTTAGGTGTCAAGCTTAATGTTTTGTGTAGCTGACATTTGGTACGTCATGTGACCAGCAAGCACGACACGATCCACAATTATTATCTTGCTTTGGCGCTGGGCAAGCATAGCCATAGTGGTCAGTATTCTTGACGTGTACAGTTGACGTGTTAGCGTGTCCACGAATAGGCTTGTCACCTATCATGGTAGCACTCACACGGATAATTAGATTGCTTGGCTCGTTGCCATACTTCTTGCGATATTGTTGGACAATCTTAGCTTCACGAGTAGGTAGCCAATGCTTAATATGTGGCGTCAACTCTACAGCCAGCACGATAGCACGTAGCATATCTACACTGTCAAGATCGCCACTATCAAACCATCTGTGATAGAACTCCTGAGATTTGTCAGCTATGCGCGATATCTGAAAAGCTGCGGCACTAGCCCAACGTTGAGGATTATCTGCAATCAGCTTGGTAGCTTTGAGATAGTTCTTAGTCCAACCTTGGTTTACACTAGGGCGTAACTTTTGAAGCTTACGAGCGTAGCACTTGTTGCATACACTACCCTCAATCTTAGCAAGCTTTGAGCCTACCTTGCAAGCAAACGCATCTGTAGCAAACGTAGAGCCTGGCATCTTTGAATTGCCTTGAGATATCTTACCAGCTTCCTCTACTGAAGCTTTTACAGTCCAAGCCATTGTGTCTTACCCTTTTGCATATTTCAATTGATTACCATAGGCGATAAAAATATCATCTAGCGTTTCTGCACAAGAAACAAAATTACCGTTACACATTAGAACAAAGCTAGTTCCATCTATTTTAGAACGATGTACGGTGAATTTATGGGGTAGTGTATATAGTGTCATTGTGTCTCACTCCATATTAGATGTATTCAGTAAGACACAGCCAAAACCATATGTCAAGCATAAGCTGCGGTTGGCCGCAGTTATCTTGGCTGTGTCCAAACAAAAGACATCCACAGACATCCTGTAGACGGACTGATGTATTTTACCGTTCTTGAGTTGAGCTTGACGTTATCGCATCAACAATTATTTGCTATCCACCCTTGCTCAAAGACGCAATGCGCCTATCGGGTTTCTTCAATAGTCCGTTCTTTAAGCGGATCATTTAGTCAGCGAGAGTAGAACCGTTCTAGGAAAAATTACACAAAGCTCAATCCGTTAGGTTGGAACGCATCCAAGCTGTATCACGATGTTCTGCAATAGCTTGGCTATACGATACTTTTATGTTTTCTTTCCCTTTACTCTAGGGCTTGTTTCGTTCTGTATTCAGTCTTGCATTTAGTCGTTCTGTAGTCAAGTTTTATTTTAGTCTGTGGTTTAGTGGCTCATATGTCTCACCTTACCAATGCAGGACTAGATCACACCTGCGAGCTTGTAACGGTCAAAGCAAAGGATCGAGGCACTAGGGCTACTCTTTGCGTTTGACTCTCCGTCATAGGTGTACCGTTGCACACCTAGAAGAGAGAGTCAAGTTATTAAATAAAAGCGTAGTGCTCACCTTGAAATTCATTGCAATCAAAGAATATCTGATACTCGTCTTCCGTCATTAATCTACGCATTTCAAATTCTAGTCTTTCATATGTTTGAAAAGTTGGCTCGTGGTGCTCTTCGTTAAGCTCAAATTGATAGTAGGTACGGATAAGAGACCTAATTAGATTTTTTCTCATTTCATTGTCAAACATTGGTTTTCCTTTCGTTTTGCTTTCCATAAGTTAAGACATAAGCAAAAACAGATTGCAAGAAAAAAAATAACTTTCTCATAAAGCATTGGAAATAAAAGACATTTAAAAAAACTTTTGAGGTAAGATTGCTGATGTTTTACCAAAGAAAGAAAAAACTATACTATTGGAAACGAATCAGCCCAAAAGGATAATACATTATAATGGCAAAAAAAGCTTGGGGTATATCTGTGCAACATGGCAGGGGGATGTACTTGTAATGTTCTCGTGTTGTTCTAAAAGCTGCGTTTGTTCCTGGTTCGTTCTAAGTTGTGCATCCACTATAGAAAAGCTGACTACTTGGTCAAAAATACGCATTATTCCTATATAGCCTACGTGTACAGATACCTTATCTGTAATAAAACGTAATAAAAACAATAGTTTGGCAGCGTAAAACTTTGTTTAGTATCTGTTTATAGTTTTATTGTGTCGTTTTTGCTCTATGAAATGCCGCAAATAGACATTGGGGCAGCATAGGGTCAGGCGAGGGCCACCTGGGGGTATAGCGTATATGTATACACACACTGCAACACACGGGGTTTTTACTTTTAGAACACTATATATTGTATACAGATACTGGTGTTTATCTATAAAGGTAAATTATTAAAGAAACATTAGTAAAGTTACGTAACGTCACTACTTGACAGAGGTGTTTTTTTATGTATAACTGCGTAGCAGTAGCAGCTAAGTTAAACTTTATAGTTAAAATATAAGAAATTGGACATAGGATAGTACAACTTATAGTTAAACTATTAATAATATAAATAAATATAAATTAACTATTGACATATAACTTAACACATGCTATTATAATTACATAACTACTATAATAATAATAACTTGTAGTTAAACTTAAAGTACTACAAGCGTTTAGAGAGTACAAACTCCATCTGTGTCTCCTCTCCCTCATGTACATCTAGACGTTTGTAGTATTTTTTTACTTTTTTATAAATAAAGACTTGACAATGTACAAAAAAAAGGTACAACTATATGCAAGTGAGTCCGTAATTGAAGACTTTTATGAGGCTTTAGCATCAGAAGACACACGTTTTCTAAACAAAGTACACATACCTAAGTCAGATGTGTTCTATGTTCGTGAGGCTATTTATAATCGTACAGGAAAAAAATATACACTGGATCATGTTGAACGTGCAATGTACTTAGAGGGTTACTTAGAGTCAAATGAGGTTTTAGATCCAGATAGAAAAAGAAAGTATGAATAATGTTTGTAATAGTATTTGTAATGTTTATGGATAGTGGTTATAAAGTAGCGTCAGACCAAGTTTTGTACCCTACAATGGATACATGTGTTTCCAGTTTAGCTACACAAATGAACGTGTTAAACGCTAGTAAGCCTACACCTAGTTCCTTTGTACTAGGTAAATGTGTGGAAATGCCTAAACCTGAAAAGCAAACTTGAAAGTTTAACTACTATGGCTACAACTAAAGATGTAGAACGACTACCTAGTGGTAAGTTAAAGTACCGTGGTGAAACATACCCTGGTTATAACAAACCAAAACGCCTATCAGGTGAAGCTAAGAAGTCAGCCGTGTTAGCTAAGAAGGGTGATCAGGTAAAGGTTGTACGCTTTGGTGATCCTGATATGCCAATTCGTAAAGATAACCCTGGTGCTCGTAAGAACTTTAGAGCTAGACACAACTGTGACACAGCTAAAGACAAGTTTACTGCACGTTACTGGTCATGTAAAGCTTGGTAATGGGACCATTCTTAAACATAGTCTCCGCAGCTCTGACTTTAAGTAGTCTTTTTATGTGGATTAAAAATAAGGTAAGAAAGAAAAATGGAAATGACACAAGAAGAAAAACTTCAAAAAGAGATTGAAGAAAAACAACAAGAGCTAAACAACTTACGTTACGGTGAAGTTGATAAGGCCTACGAAGATTTTATAAAAGCTAAAGATGTGGCTGTAGAAAAGTACAATGTTTGGAAAGATGCTTGCGTAAAGCAAGGCTGGAACCCAAACAATTTTACTTTTTACTTGCGTTCTTGGAAACTTTAACTTATGACTTTGATTAGTCATCTACCTTTACCTAGTATGCCTTTTCATACACACGATAATATTGTATTTGAGTCACGGGATAAGAACAGATCGACTAAAGCTAACGAAGAAGAAAAGATAGATGCTCAAAAAGAGCCAACTAAAATAACTCCTAATACACCAGTAGAGGATCTTAAGTTAGTTAATCAAAAGTTTGCTTACTATCCAGATCCTAACAAGCTGCGTACTCCTACTGGTCAGATAGTAGATTTTGTAGTAGCATGACTAAAAAGAAAAAAGATCCTAAAGTAGGCACAGGTAAGAAACCTAAAGGGTCAGGGCGTAGGTTATACACAGACGAAAACCCTAAAGATACTGTACCAATAAAGTTCGCAACAACAAAGGATGCAAGAGAAACTGTTGCAAGAGTACGAAAATCAGGAAAACCTTTCGCAAGAAAAATTCAGATCTTGACAGTTATGGAACAACGTGCTAAAGTAATGGGTAAGACAGAAGTTGTTCAGATAGCTAAAAAGGCTAAAGAAAGATTGCGAAAGGAAAGAGATGCCGTATCTTCAAAGTAACATACCTTATTTTAAAGCATGGGTAAGAAGAGAATACACAAAGAACTTAGAAGAATATCACGGAGAGTTTCTCCACTGCATGGTAATAGCAGTAACAACCATGCCCAACAGGACTCTCAGTTTCCAAGTTATATTTACAGGATGCGAGTTCGATGGATCGGACGAAGACCTCAACGTTCACGGAGGAGCTATGTGGGCTAGAATGCCCCTTACTGCCCTTGTAGCTGATACTCCGTTAGAAGGTTGGCCTACTGAATTACCACCGTACATGGCTCAACCTTGGGATTGTATGTCACATCATCACTCTGTTTACGTACTTAACAGAGCAACCCCAGCGCCTTGGATAGCAAAGATTGATAATGAGTTTTATCCTTGCAAATATTATTTTACAGTTGATTATACAGATAGCGAAGTAGCAGATGATCCTGCCCAACACAAACAATCACATGTATTGGAGTTGTTAGATGCAGGAGAATATACTGGTAACATAGTTGCGTTGCCCAACAACAGAGTGAGAGTAACTCACCCCGCTTGGTTTGAAACAGGAGAAGGTGCTCCTGACTTTAGGCCAAACCAAAACATATTTCACTCTAAGCAAGACGTAGAATACGTTTGGGATACGCAACGAGTGTTTAACAATCTATACAGTGATAAGGAGTAGTTGCTATGGCAATGCATGGAAAGATGAAGAAAAAAGGTATGGCTCGTGGTGGAGCTATGGCTAAGAAAAAGAAGATGGCTAAAGGTGGTATGACCATGAAAAAGAAGCCAGGTATGGCTCGTGGCGGTAAGATGAAAAAAGGTTATGCCAAGGGTGGAGCAACAGGTATGACTATGAGTCAAATGCGTTCTGCAGCTAAAGCCAAAGGCTACAAGTTAACTAAGATGTAATGCTATGCCTTTAACTAAAAAAGGTAAAAAGATAATGCGCTCTATGAAAGAGCAGTATGGTCCTAAAGAAGGGGAGGCTGTGTTTTATGCCTCCCGTAATAAGGGAACTATAAAGGGAGTGGAGAAAAGCATGGGCAAGAATAAACAAGTAGGCGGCATTATTAATCCTATACAGCCTATGTATAATCCTACGGCTGCTGATATGCAACGTCAACAAGGTATGATGGACGCACAACAAACACAAAGACCATTACCTCAAGGTACGCCTAATAAAGAAAAAGATATGCCTACAACTAAAGGCATGTTTAAAGGTGGTAAACTAAAAGAACCGCCTGCAGGAGATGAAGGTAAAGGTTTAAAAAAACTACCTACAGAAGTACGTAATAAGATGGGTTTTAAAAATCGTGGTGGTCTAGTAAGCAATGGCAAGACAGACTATCGTAAATCAGGTATGTTCTATAATAAGGGGAATAAATAATGTCACTAACAGCAACAAGACAAGAAGGTATTGAGGTTTACGAATCTCCACTTACCTTCACAACTATGAAACAAGTAGTAACTAGTATTACTGATTCTACTAAACTAGTAACTGCAGCAGAGTCAGGTACAATCTTTACCCTTAATCGTGCAGGTGGTATTACTATTACACTACCTACAGCCGCAGCAGGTTTAATGTATGAGTTTCATATAGGAACAACATTTACAGGAACACTGACAATCAATGCAGACTCAGCATCAGATACACTGCAAGGTGTGCTGACTATGGTTGATACAGATATCACTGTAAATGACTTAGATGATGGTGTAGAAAACTGTGGTTTCTCTAAACCTGCAGCAGCAGACCATCAGATTGTAATGGATGCAGACGGTAAAGGCCGACTACTTGGCGGCATGATTAAGTACGTATGTATTACAGATTCTAAATGGGTAGTCTCAGGACACACTATTGGTGATGGTGCGATAGTTACTCCGTTTACATAAGTTAGGAGTTAACCAATGGTTGATCAAGTTGGTCTAATAGGCGAAAACTTGGGGTGGACAGTACAAACTGCTGTCACCCTTAGTAACACCAATACAACACACGTAGACTGTACTAACGCCAGTGTAGTGTTTATAGAAACTAGTCACAAGCTAGATATAAACTTTGGCTCTGCAGAAGCTGATGTAGATGATAACGATATAGAGTTACCTGCAGGAGCACACAGTTTTATAGTTCCTAAAGCAGTAGGTAACTCTACTATCTTAAACTATAGACGTGCTGAAAGTTCTAGTACAGTTGTTCGTGTAGTTTTGTCATAGGAGGAATTACGCATGGCTAAATCTAAATCTACAGTAAATAAAGCTGGAAACTACACTAAGCCAGCCATGCGTAAACGACAGTTCTCTAGAATAAAAGCAGGGAGCAAGGGCGGTAAACCGGGGCAGTGGTCAGCTAGAAAAGCTCAAATGCTGGCCTCTGCCTACAAAAAAGCAGGGGGAGGATACAAATGAAACGATATCTTAAAAGACTATGGTGTTCGTTAATAAATCGTAAATGTAATCCAGAGTGTGATTGTTGTTAGATGGCCCTAAAAAAATCTCAAAAAAGTCTAAAGTCATGGACAAAGCAAGATTGGCGCACGAAGAGTGGGAAGCCTAGTTCTAAAACTGGTGAGCGGTATTTACCTGCTAAAGCTATTAAGTCTCTTAGCGATGCTGAGTACGCCGCTACAACCAGAGCTAAACGAAAAGGCACTAAGGCAGGTAAGCAGTTTGTGGCTCAACCTAAGAAGATCGCAAAAAAAACCAGATCCTACAGGAAAGTAACATGACACGTAAGCTTACAGAAAACCAAGCTAGATTCTTAGAAGTGCTTTTTGAGGAAGCAGGTGGCGATGTTGTGCAAGCTAAAAAATTAGCAGGGTACAATGTTAACTCATCTACTACTACAATAGTGGAGGCATTAAAAGATGAGATATTTGAAGCAACTAAAACGTATATGTCAAGAGTTGGTCCTAAAGCTGCAGTTGCGTATGCCAGTGCTTTGGACGATCCTACCCAGCTAGGCATAAAAGAAAAGATGATGGCTGCAGGACAGATACTAGATCGCGCTGGTGTAGTTAAAACAGAACGAGTATCCGTAGATGCGCCAGGTGGATTGTTTATACTGCCACCTAAAAATGATGATGAAGCTCAAAGTTAAAAGAGAACGACCTTTACAACATGAATACTGGATGTTGCCTAAAGTACCCTTTAAGGTAAAACTTTGGCAGCGCATACCAAGAACAAGTCGGTATATACCCTTTGGTTATGAGGTTGATCCAGAGGATAATAATTGGCTGAACCCAATACCTAAAGAGTTAGAGTTACTTGAACTAGCTAAAAAACACGTAAAACAATATAGTTTAAGGCAGGTTGCGGCTTGGTTAACTACGCAATCTGGAAGAAACATAACACACGATGGGTTGAAAAAACGTATAGATGTTGAAAGAAAAAGAAAAAGACTTACTACGATTAAACGCGAGTATGCCAAGCGGCTCGAAAAAACGTTACGTCAGATCGAAATCCTCGAAAAAGAAAGATTTGGATACTACACCTACGAAGAGGACGATGACGAAACAAAGCCCAGCGCAGGTTAAACCTGCCACATATGACGTACAAGAAGCACAGAATGTAGTCTTTAAGCCTAATCCTGGACCCCAGACAGAGTTTTTGGCTGCGAGTGAACGAGAAGTTTTGTATGGAGGAGCAGCAGGAGGCGGGAAGAGTTACGCCACACTAGCAGACCCGTTACGAAATATGAACAACTCAGACTTCAGTGGTCTTCTTGTACGTCATACGACTGAAGAACTAAGAGAGTTAATACAAAAAAGTCAGGAGCTTTACCCTAAAGCTATACCTGGTATCAAGTGGTCAGAGAGAAAGTCACAGTGGACTACACCTAGAGGTGGTACATTGTGGATGTCATACCTTGACAGAGACTCCGATGTTATGCGATATCAAGGACAGGCGTTTAATTACGTGGCTTTTGACGAACTTACACAGTGGTCATCTCCGTTTGCGTGGAACTACATGAGGTCACGTTTACGTAGTGCTAATCCTGACTTAGGATTGTACATGAGAGCCACAACAAACCCAGGTGGTTTGGGACACGCTTGGGTTAAGAAGATGTTCATTGACCCAGCTAAACCTAATACATCGTTCTGGGCAACGGACATAGAGACTAGTGAGGTGTTGAAGTTTCCCAAAGGGCATAGTAAATCTGGTCAACCCCTGTTTAAGCGTAGGTTCATACCTGCTAGTCTCTTTGATAATCCATATTTAGCTGAAAGTGGTGATTATGAAGCTATGCTTTTATCATTACCTGAACATCAGCGTAAGCAATTATTAGAAGGAAACTGGGATGTAAATGAAGGTGCAGCCTTTCCTGAGTTTAATAGAAAGATACACGTAGTAGAACCATACAGCATACCCCGTAGCTGGGCTAGATTTAGAGCTTGTGATTATGGGTATGGTAGTTTCACAGGAGTATTGTGGTTCACTGTCACGCCAAGCGAACAACTTGTAGTTTATAGAGAGTTATATTGTTCTAAAGTAACAGCTACAGATTTAGCGGATATGATACTAGAAGCAGAAAATGAAGACGGTAGTATCAGGTACGGCGTGTTAGACAGTTCCCTGTGGCATAAACGTGGAGACACAGGACCGTCCTTGGCTGAACAAATGAACGCAAAGGGATGCAAGTGGAGGCCCTCAGATCGTTCCAGAGGTTCACGGGTTGCAGGTAAAAACGAACTTCACCGCCGTTTGCAGGTAGATGAGTTTACTGATGAGCCAAGGTTAGTATTCTTTTCTTCCTGCACCAATACAATAGCACAACTTCCTGGTTTACCTGTAGATAAAAAGAACCACGAAGACGTAGATACAAATGCAGAAGATCACTTGTACGATGCATTAAGATACGGTATAATGACAAGGCCACGTAGTTCACTTTGGGATTTTAATCCTGTGTCACAACGTTCAGGGTTTCAAGCTTCTGACGCAACATTTGGATACTAATAATGGCAGTAAATGAAAACGAACAAGCTGAACTTTTTGAAACAGATGAAGTGTCTGTTATTCAAGATGGAGATGAGCTAGACGCAGGTAGTGTCGTTGCCTTTGTAACGGAGAAATTTAAACGTGCAGAAGACTCAAGATACACAGACGAAAACAGATGGCTTAGAGCGTATCGTAACTACCGTGGCTTGTATGGCCCTGATGTGCAGTTTACTGAAACTGAAAAGTCTAGAGTGTTTGTTAAAGTCACTAAAACTAAAACATTAGCTGCATATGGACAGATTGTAGATGTGTTGTTTGGAAGTTCACGCTTTCCTCTTACAGTAAATCCTACTACTCTTCCAGAGGGTGTAGTTGAGTCAGTACATATTAATATAGATCCTAACGCAGAGCAAGCACAAGAAGAATTATCAGCGGCCTTTGGAAAGGAACCAAGGGTTTCGTTTTTATTTGATCCTGATGAAAAACTAAAACCTGGCGAGACAATGTATGATCGCATGAAGCGTCTTGGTCCTCTAGAAGATAAGCTAGAGCAGATGGGCGATAAAGTTATAGAAGGCCCAGGCACAACTCAAAGCACAGTTACATTTCATCCTGCTATGGTTGCAGCTAAAAAGATGGAAAAGAAAATACACGATCAGTTAGAGGAGAGTGGTGCTAATAAACAGTTACGTCACACAGCTTTTGAAATGGCACTTTTTGGCACAGGTATAATGAAGGGGCCATTTGCTATTGACAAAGAGTATCCTAATTGGGATATGGAGTCAGGTGATTATAATCCTACTATTAAGACTGTACCTTCTACTAGCCATGTTTCTATATGGAACTTCTATCCTGATCCTGATGCGTACAACATGGATGAAGCTGAGTTTGTAGTTGAGCGTCACCGTATGACACGTTCACAGATGCGTGGTTTAAAGTCTAGACCATTCTTTAGGGGTGAGTCTATTGATGAAGCTATTAATTTAGGGGAGTCTTACGAGAAGAAATACTGGGAACAAGATATGGAGGATGACTCTCAATATAGTTCTGCTCCGTATAGATATGAAGTTTTAGAGTTCTGGGGTTATGTAGATACAGATATACTTGCAGAAAATGGTGTAACTATACCTAAAGAGTTAAAAGACTCAGAGCAAGTTAGTGTTAACGCTTGGGTATGTAACGGTAAAGTTTTACGATTAGTGCTTAACCCATTTAAACCTGCACGTATTCCTTACTATGCTGTACCCTATGAGCTTAACCCGTATAGCTTCTTTGGTGTTGGTATAGCTGAAAACATGGATGATACGCAGACATTAATGAATGGTTTTATGCGTATGGCTATTGATAATGCTGCACTTTCTGGTAACTTAATCATTGAAGTTGATGAGACAAATTTGGTTCCTGGGCAGGACTTAAGTGTTTATCCTGGCAAGATATTTCGTAGACAAGGTGGCGCACCAGGCCAAGGCATTTTTGGAACTAAGTTCCCTAATGTAGCTGGTGAAAACATGCAACTGTTTGATAAAGCAAGGGTATTAGCTGATGAGAGTACGGGGTTCCCAAGTTTTGCACATGGTCAAACTGGCGTCAGTGGTGTGGGGCGTACTGCTTCTGGTATTTCTATGCTTATGTCTGCTGCTAATGGCTCTATACGTAATGTTGTAAAGAATGTAGATGATTATTTAATTGGCCCTATAGGTAGGGCTTTCTTTTCATTTAATATGCAGTTTGATTTTGACAGTGAGATAAAAGGTGATCTAGAAGTTAAGGCATCAGGCACAGAAAGTTTAATGGCTAACGAGGTACGCTCACAACGCTTGATGCAATTTATGGGTGTAGCATCTAACCCAGCGCTTATGCCTTTTGTAAAGAGTGACTACATCATACGAGAGATAGCTAAGAGCATGGACTTAGATCCTGACAAAGTTACTAACTCCTTGGGTGATGCAGCTATACAAGCAGAAATACTTAAGAAGTTTCAACAGCCACCACCTGCTCCACCAGAGGCAGGACCACAAGGTCCACCTACACCGCCCTCACCAGGTGCAGCACCAGAGCAAGCAGGAGTAGGCGTACAAGATACTACAGGCGCTGGGGGTGGCAACATAGGCACAGGAACAGCACCTACTCCAGGTGAACAAGGATTTACTGGAACATGACAATAAAAAAACTAGTAAACGATAAACCTTTATGGGATGCTTTCTTAGAAAACATAAATGCAAAAATAGTAGTATCACAGAAAAAGTTAGAACATGAAACTTCTATGGAAGGTATATATCGTGCTCAAGGTGAGATCTCTGCGCTACGTAGGTTAACTTTTTTGAGGGATGAAGTAAATGTCAAATCTGTTTGATGCTTATCAACAAATGGCAGACAGCTTGCAAGAGGCAGGAGTAAGTTTATCTGGCGATAAAACGTATACAAAAGAAGCTGCTGATATACAAAGCGCATACGAAAAATCTCAAAGATTAGCAGGTAGTGATAGAAACGATAATGATAGTCAATCAACGTCTACTATAAAATATTATGATAATGACAAGAATGAGTCTGATTCTTTATCTATTAGCAATGAAAACCTTAGTGCTCCTTTAAAAGACTCTGAAGGTAAAATTATAGGAAATGTTGATCTTTCAGATAAAAAAGTATTTGATCTTTATTCAAATGAAGAGGGATTGTATGAGGGGTTAAAATTAAGTTTTACAGATAAAAAAGATCCTGTTCCTATTGGACCTTTTATGTATGAAAAAACGCCCACAGGTAAAAAAGGTCTTACTTTTAAAATAGGTAAAGGAAAAGCTTACATGGACGCAGATATAGATCTTTTAAAATCAGATGCACCTATAGCAGCTAACACTGGCTTTGTATTAGATTTTGCAGAGGGTGGCTCTCTTCCCAATACTAAACCCATGCAAATGGAAATGGATCTTATACTAAGTGAAACAAAAGATCCTGTTAGTGGTAATACTGCCCCGCTTGGTGCTACGCCAGAAGAGGTACGTGATGATGTACCTATTAATGCTAGTCCTAATGAGTTTATGATTAACGCTGCAACTAGAAGATATTACGGCACAGAGTTTTTTGAAGAGTTACAGAAATCTGCAGCAGAGGGCTGGAAACGTATTAGGGATGGTGAGGAGTCTTACTTTAGAGATGATGAGCTTGAAGTAGAAGATGATGAAAAGGGACAAGATAAACCCATAAATATGCAAGAAGGTGGTGCTGTACCTAAACCTGTAGGTGGTGGATTTGGTAGCTACGGTGGTACAGGTTCTATATTTACAGGCTTTGAATCACGAACTTTTATTAATGATACGACAGGTCAAACAATAATAATTTTCTTTTTTAATGGTAGGCCTATGAGTAGGATACCAGAGGGTTTTCGTGAAAAAGCAGCAACACCTGTGGAAGAACAAGCTCAACAAGAGGTTCGTGACGATGATGATGATCCTGTAGTTACTGGTCAAGACTCTTGGAGAAATAAAAATCCATCTGATTATACTTTAAATGACTATAAAGCTTACGCTAATTTTTATAAAGGTAAAGGTAAAAACCCATTAGAAATGAGTAATATAGAAAAGGGTATACTAAGTATAGCTGGTGACTCTATGCTAGGTAGGTTGCTTGGTTCTGGAGGAGGAGATGCTCTTATTAAAAAAACACAAGAGGGTATTGTAAAAAAAGCAGGTATGGTTAATAATTCTGTAAACAATATACTAAAACTTGGAGTTGATAATCAAGGTAATAAATTAACTAGTGATGGTAACAATACATTATTTCAAGCTCAATACAACGCTAATTTAATTAGTGCAACAGCAGATCCAACAGGTCAAACAACAGGTACTCCTATATTTGATCAAGCTTTATATAAAGATGATGACGATAATGGCGGTTTTGGAATTAACGTTGAGTCTTTGCTTCCACCTTCAGTATCATCTGGCACATCAATAAATATAACTGCTGAAGAGCAAGCTGCAGCAGACGCTATTATGGCAGAGAATATTGATCCGTTTCGAAAGGGTCAAGCAATATCTCAACCGTCTTATGATGGAGAAATAAGACCAAAAGCTAGACCCTCTGGCGATGGTTCAGATGACGAGGATAAAGCTCAAAAAGATTCAGGTTGCGTTATAGCTACACACGGTATTTCTACAGGTGGGTTTAGCAGACTAGATAAAGCTAAAGCAGAACTGTGGTGTGAGCGTACATATCACGGTAAGTGGTACGGTGAGGTGTTTAGACGTGGCTATCGTCATGCAGGTAACATAGCAATAGAAAAAGGCAAAGCAGCAGAACACTATCAAGAGTTTAAAGATTTTGTGTCCTACGGTAGAGGACTCAAGAAAGGCGTAAAGCCAGCACTTAACTACTACCTACGTACAGCACAGTTTTTCTTAACAGGACTGTTTGTAAAATAACAATAAGGCTACCCAGCTACGGCTGGCCCCATATAAGAAAGGATACAATATGCCTGAGTTAGCAGAAGTGGAGACACCAAAAAATGCAGGATTCGTACAATCAAAAAGTACAAGAAATGCAAACAAGAAGCGTATAGAACAGGATGAAGCAGAACTCAAAGCCCTTATGGAAGGGGGATCATCCAGTGATGAAGAGGCCGATACCAAAGAGGCAGAGGCCAATTCAGAAGTTAAAGAAGAGACACTATCTGCAGAAGAGAGAACGTTTAAAAAACGGTACAGTGATTTACGCAGCCATTTAAATAAACAGAACGAAGAGTTAAAAGAACTTAAAGATAAATTAAATAAAGCTGCAGAAAATGGTGCTGTACGTCCACCTGCTAGTGAAGAAAGCATAGATGCTTGGGCTAAAAAATACCCTGAAATAGCACAGATAGTAGAGACTATTGCTGACAAGAAAGCAAATGAAAAGTTTAAAAACGCAGATGCTAGACTAAAAGAATTAGATAAGATAGCTGAAGAAACGTATCGTAATAAAGCAGAAGATGAGATACGTTCTATACATAAAGACTTTGATGAGTTACGTGCTAGTGATAGTTTTCACGAATGGGCAGAAGAACAACCCAAGTGGGTGCAGGATGCCTTGTACGAAAATCAAGATGACCCTAAATCAGTTGTACGTGTAATTGATCTTTATAAGATTGACAACGGTATAGACGTAAAAGGCAAGCGTAAGTCTACTAAGGACGCCGCCTCTGAAGTAAAAACTAAACGTACAACTAAAGTAGAAACTAACGACACATCAGGAAGCTTTCGTGAGTCAGATGTGCAAAGGATGACAGCCCAAGAATACGAGGCTAACTCTGATGCAATCATGGAATCAATACGTAGTGGTAAATTTATTTACGATATTTCTGGTGCTGCACGTTAAAAAAGTATTGACAATACACAATTTATATGTATAACTGTGTATGTTAAGACAAGAGTGTAAAGCCCTGATACTATTAGCTACCTTTATACTCTAACTAAACTAAGCCAAACAATTAAGTTAAGACCTACCTGATAAAGTATAGGCCCAAGTTAACCTGATCAGTATGCTTGCACCCTAAAAACATCAGCCCCTTAAAGTAAGTTTGGGCTTACTTCACATAAGCCAGCAAACATCTAAGGAGGATTATATCATGGCTTTTTCATCCGCATCAGGTTATGGGAACTTACCTAACGGTAATTTTAGCCCCATAATCTATTCCAAACAGGTACAGCTTGCGTTCCGCAAGAGTGCCACTGTTGGAGATATCACAAACTCTGATTATTTTGGGGAGATAGCTGCCCAAGGTGATACGGTCAGAATTATCAAGGAGCCTGAAATTTCAGTGCAATCCTACACTCGTGGGACTACTGTAACAGCGCAAGACCTTGACGATGAAGACTTTACATTGGTTGTTGATAAATCCAATTACTTTGCTTTTAAGATGGATGACATCGAAGAAGCACACAGCCACGTCAATTTTATGCAGCTTGCCACTGATCGTGCAGCTTATCGTTTAGCTGATCAGTATGACCAAGAAGTTCTAGGTTACTTAACAGGTTTCAAGCAGTCTGCGCTACACGCAAAAGCTGATACAGCTAACACTACTGCAAGTGGTGAAAAAGCTGTTCTCTCTGCAGGTTCAGACGAATTGCTATCTAGCATGAAGTTGATCAAAAGTTCATTTGGTAACATTACCACTGCATCTGCTGGTGATCACTCGATTCCAGTAACTGCTCGTATGCCAGGTGCAACATCCCTACCGACTGCAACTGTGTCACCTGCTATGATCGTGTCTCGCATGAAGCGTTTACTTGATCAACAGCAAGTAGATACACAAGGAAGATGGCTTGTAATTGACCCGGTCTTTATGGAAATCCTTTCTGATGAAGATAGTCGCTTTATGAATGGCGATTATGGTGAGTCAGGTGGACTACGTAACGGACTCGTGATTAATAACTTTCACGGCTTCCGTATGTATGTTTCATCAAACCTACCAGCAGTAGGTGATGGACCAGGCACTACAGGTACAGCAAACCAGAATACAAACTTTGGTGTATTGGTTGCTGGACATGACAGCGCAGTAGCAACTGCTGAACAGATCAACAAGACGGAAACGTATCGTGATCCAGACAGCTTTGCTGATATCGTCAGAGGTATGCATTTGTATGGACGCAAGATCTTGCGGCCTGAAGCACTTGTAACCGCTAAATATAACGCAGCGTAAGGGAGGATTGAATTATGGCTACTATTACTATGAGCACGAACTCAGCCTCTACTTCCAATAATGGCGGTACTGGCAATAAACAGCTTCGTGGCAGCTTGGTAACTCTGCAGAACGATATTGATCTCGCAGATGCTATCCTACAAAACGGTGGTACTGCACTAGCGGCTAATGACATCATTGAAGCTATTGCTGTTCCTGCAAACACTATGGTCCTGTACGCAGGTTTCAAAGTTGTCACTGCTATGACAGGCACTACTACTGACTCTGCTTTGCACGTTGGTATTACAGGAACAGACGTAGACTTGTTTGCTGCGTCATTCGACTTAGATGGAGCTTCAGTAGGAGATATTACTCCCCCTGCAGGTCTATCAAGTGGTGTTGTTGCTAATGTACCAGCATTTACTGCATCAGCAGATACTCTTGATGTAGAGATTCATGCATCAAGTGGAACCATTACTGGTGGCATTATTCGTGTGTTTGCAGTTTGCATACTCATGGATGAAGTATCACAGAGTGGCTCTGCTCAAGAAGTGGATCGTGATCTACTAGCATAACTACTTTAGGGGCTGGCCCAGCGCTGGCCCCTTAAACATCTTACTTAGGGTACTATAATGGCGTTGACATTTCTTACACTCACTAATAGTGTTATTACACGGATGAACGAGGTGGTGTTGACATCCTCTAACTTTTCTAGTGCTAGAGGCATACAAGTACAATGTCAAAACGCAGTTAACGAAGCTATAAGATTTATAAATCAAAGAGAGTTTGGTTATCCTTTTAATCACGCTACAGAAACAAAAACACTAACCCCTGGTGTTGTAAGGTACTCTATACCTACCAGCACAAAGTATATAGATTACAATACAGCCAGAATAAAGAAAGATTTAGATGTTAATGCTTCAGGTAATAACTTATCTAAACTAAACTACAACGAGTACATAACTAAAGAATATGCTAATCAAGAAGACGAGATAGCATCAACTACACTAAATGGTTCACACTCTTCTTCTGTTACTACCCTTACGCTTACATCAACTACAGATTTTGATAGTTCTGGCACAGTGTTTATAGGTGGTGAACAAATTACTTATACAGGTATATTAGGTAACGACATAACAGGTTGTACTCGTGGAGCAAACAATACTACAGCAGCAACTCACGCTAGTGGTGTAACTGTAACACAGTTTGACAGAGGTGGCGTACCACAGTACATTGTTCGTACCTTAGACAATAATTATTTGTTATATCCTTTTCCTGATAAACAATACACACTTACATTTGATTACTTTACATTTCCATCAGACCTATCAGCACACGGCGATACAACAACTATACCTGACAGGTTTGCTCCTGTTGTAGTTGATGGTGCTACAGCTTACGTGTATCAGTATCGTGGCGAACTAAACCAGTATCAACTAAACTTTGAAAGATTTAATCAAGGCATAAAAAACATGCAGTCACTTGTAATTAACAAGTACGATTATATCAGATCAACTAAGATAGATATACCTACAGACTATTCAAATCCTGTTCTTAGAGTTTCGTAAAGATGCCAGATAGTTCTCAAACATCTCCTGCAGCGTTTAACTTAGAGGGTGGACTAGTCCTAAATCGCTCTACGTTTCTTATGCAACCAGGTGAGGCACTACAGCTAGAAAACTTTGAGCCTGATATTCAAGGTGGTTACAGGCGTATAGATGGACACGCTAAGTTTGTAAACCAGCAAATACCTCAAACTAGTGCATCTTCTGAAAAAGTTTTGATGGTAGCTACCTTTGCTAATAAAGTATTAGCTGCACGAGGAGAAAAGATATTTAGTGCTGCATCTACAGAGTTAGCATCAGCTATAGCTTCAACTACAGCTATGACAGGTTCTGGTACAATTACAGTAGATACAACTACAGGGTTTTCTAGTAGTGGCACACTGCAAATAAATGACGAGATATTTACTTACACAGGCGTGACCTCTACTACGTTTACGGGTGTAACTCGTGCTGCATCAAGCACAACTGCAGCAGCACATTCAGTTGATGATATAGTATCTGAGAGTTGGACAGAAAGAGACACAGGACGTACTAGTGCAGATAAGTACAGCTTTGAAAGATTTAACTTTGATGGTAATGACAAGATAATATTTGTTGATGGTAATAATGATCCTGTAGTATTTAACACATCATTAAGTGCAACAGATGTTACCGCTAGTTCAGTTGAGGGTTCTAAGTTTGTAGCTGTTTATAAAAACCATATGTTTTATGCTGGTAAATCTACTACACCACAAGAGCTTGTATTTAGTGTACCATTTGACGAAGATGACTTTTCAAGTGGCTCTGGTGCTGGGAGTATCAAAGTAGATGATACGATTGTAGGACTAAAAGTATTTCGTGATAACTTGTTTATCTTTTGTGAAAACCGTATCTTTAATCTTACAGGATCTTCCCTAAGTGACTTTGCTGTTGTACCTGTCACGAGAGACATTGGTTGTATTAATGGTGATACTATTCAAGAATTTGCAGGTGACTTAATATTCCTTGGACCTGATGGTTTGCGTACTGTTGCTGCTACTGCAAGGATTGGTGACGTTGAGCTTGGTACGATTACTAGAAACGTTCAGTCTTTGTTTGATGAAAATATAAAGGACGCAGCGCTTTTTGAGAGTGTAACCATACCTGACAAAACACAATACAGAATATTCTTTTCTAAAGATGGACAATCTGACAGCTTGACAAGAGGTGTAATATGTGTTATGAAAGGAGATAGGTTTGAGTTCTCTGAAGTGAAGGGTATCAAACCATCCTGCACAGATACTTTTGTTAAAGCGGGTGATGTAATAGTTTTACATGGAGATTTTACAGGCTTTGTGCATAGGCAAGAAAAAGGTAACACCTTTGCTGGAACTACTATCTTTGGAAAGTATAGAGGACCAGACTTAGGTTTTGGCGATACAGGTATAAGAAAACACATGCATAGAGTTATCGTTAATTTTAAACCTGAATCCGCTATAGCTGCAGACTTAATAGTTAGATACGATAATGAATCGCCTGACTCAGCAAGACCTGCAGTATATCCTTTAGACTCAAGTTCTGTTGCTGCACAGTATGGAACTGCAACATACGCTGTATCAGGAGCAACAGCAAACGCTGTGTATGGTGGTTCGTCACAACCGTTAGTTAGACAACCAGTAGAAGGATCAGGTTTTACGGTTGCATTAAGAGTAAATGATAATGGTGTAACTGCACCATACTCACTGAAGGGTTTTCAGTTAGAGTATCAAGTGGGAGCTAGACGTTAATGGGCGCTACATATACAAGACAATCATCTTACACAGACGGTGACGTAATACAAGCAGCAGATACAAACAACGAGTTTGATCAGCTTATCGCAGTCTTTAATGAATCTACAGGACATACGCACGATGGTACTTCTCAAGAAGGTGGGCCTATTACTAAGCTATTAGGTAACACTCTTACGTTTGGTGCAGGGACATCAGGCACAGATGTTACTGTAACTTTTGACGGTGAGACTAATGATGGTGTGCTAAAGTGGATGGAAGATGAGGACTACTTTGAGTTCTCTGATGATATACTTATTGCCTCTACAGAAAAGCTACAGTTTCGTGATACAGCTATTTACTTAAACTCTAGTACAGATGGACAGCTTGACATTGTAGCTGATACATTAGTGCAGGTTGCCACAGCAGCATTTACAGTTGATGCAAGTGGTGACATTACATTAGATGCTGGTGGTGCAGATGTTGTACTAAAAGATGATGGCACACAGTATGGTGCTCTAACTAACACATCAGGTAACTTAATCATTAAGTCAGGCACTACTACTGCCATGACATTTAGTGGTGCTAATGTTACCTTTGCTGGTACTGTTACTATTGGTAGTGCAGAAATATCTGAGGCAGAGTTAGAAATACTTGATGGTGCTACTGTTACGACAACAGAGCTAAACATTATGGACGGTGATACTTCTGCTACATCAACTACAGTAGCAGATGCAGACCGTGTTGTATTTAATGATGCTGGCACTATGAAGCAGGTAGCAGTAACAGACCTTGCTGCATACTTTGATGATGAAATAACTGCAATGCCTAACCTAGTTACTACTGCAGCTACAACTGTAGGAGCACTTAACTCAGGTAGTATTACATCAGGCTTTGGTACTATTGACACAGGTTCATCTACTATTACTACTACAGGTTTAATCTCTGGTGGTTCTCTTGATATAGATGATGTGCTTATTAATGGTACTACTATTGGTCATACAGATGATACAGATTTAATTACTCTTGCTAATGGTGTAGTGACCGTAGCTGGTGAAGTTTCTATGACTACCTTAGACATAGGTGGTACTAATGTAACATCTACAGCAGCAGAGTTAAACATTGTTGACGGTGGCACTTCAGCCACTTCTACTACTGTAGCTGATGCTGACAGAGTAGTAATGAATGACAACGGTACTATGGTGCAGGTTGCTGTTACTGATTTAGCTGCATACTTTGATGATGAGATTACAGCTATGCCTAACCTAGTTACTACTGCAGCTACAACTGTTGGTGCTTTAAATAGTGGTAGCATTACGAGTGGCTTTGGTACAATAGACACAGGCTCTAGCACTATTACTACTACAGGTGCAATTACAGGTGGATCACTAGTTGCAGACAACATCACCATAGATGGCACAGAAATAGACCTGTCCAGTGGTGATCTTACGATTGACGTAGCTGGTGATATTATTCTTGATGCTGATGGAGATGATATAAAATTTAACGGTAGTGGTAATTTACGATATGAATTTAAGTTAGACTCTACCCCTCAAATGAATGTTACGGGTGGTAACTTTGATATTCAAAACCAAACTGATGATGCAAATATTATATTTAAAGGTTCAGACGGGGGTTCAGCCGTAACCGCCTTGACACTTGATATGAGTGCGGCTGGTGCCGCTACGTTTAATAGCACTGTTACAGCCACAGGCACTTCTGTGTTTGCTTCATTAGACATCTCGGGTGACATAGACGTAGACGGTACAACTAACCTTGATGTTACAAACATTGTGGGTGATCTTACTGTAACAGGAGATAGTGCTACCTTTACATCAGCAAATGCTGAAGACCCCTTAATAATTATCAAAGACACAACTAATGACGCTAATGCTGCGAGACTTCGTTTTGTAAAAGACAAAGGCGCTGCTGGCGCTGATGACGATGATATTGGCACAATAGAGTTTTTTGCTGATAATGACGCCCAAGAACAGACTAAATTTGCGTTAATTCGTGCAGAAGTTTCTGATGCTTCTGATGGAGCAGAGGGTGGTAAATTAAATTTTCAAGTTGCTTCTCACGATGGAGAGATGGCTCCTGGTTTAATATTACGAGATGGTAGTCTTGAAGATGAAGTAGATGTAAACATTGCTTTTGGTACTGCTTCTGTAACCACTATAGCTGGTAATCTTAATGTAGTTACTGACTTAGACGTAGACGGTACAACCAATCTTGATGTAGTAGATGTAGATGGTGCAGTAAACTTTGCTGCTGACGTAACCTTTGCAGATGGTGCAGATATTATTACTGCCACAGCAGGTACATCTAACTTTCGTGCAGGTGTAAACGCAGGTAACAGCATTCTCTCTGGCGGTAACTATAATACGGTTGTAGGTGATGAAGCTGGTACTGCTATTACTACTGGTGATGAAAATGTATTTGTTGGTTATGTAGCAGGTGATGCTATCAGTACAGCGAGTGGTAACACTGCATTAGGAGCTTATGCTTTAACCTCTGATACTTTAGGTAGTTTAAGTGTAGCTATAGGTAACAATGCTTTAAATTCACAAAATTTTACAACAGCTACTAATGCTTACAACGTAGCAATAGGTAAAAATGCAGGACTATCAGTCACAACAGGTACACTTAACACCCTAATAGGTGGTCTTGCAGGGGATGCTTTAACTGATGCATTTGAAAACACGGCAGTTGGAGAAAGTGCTTTAAGTTCAGATACGTTAGGTAGGCGAACTGTTGCAATTGGTAGTGGTGCTTTACAAACTCAAAACATAACTACTACTGCTACTAATAGTTATAATGTTGCGGTGGGTTATGATGCTGGTAATTCAATCACAACAGGTGTACAAAATACTATTATAGGTGCATTAGCAGGTCATCAACTTACTACAGGCCAAGATAATGTAGCTGTTGGTTATTCTGCATTAACATCTGATGATGTTGGTAGTCGCACAACAGCTATAGGTAGGTTTGCAGGATATAATCAAAATTATGCCACAGCTACAAACAGTAACAATGTCTATGTTGGATACTACGCAGGTGCAAATGTTCTAACAGCTACAAACAACACTCTTATTGGTACAGAGTGTGGCGATGCACTTACAACAGGTTCAGAAAATGTAGCTGTTGGCACACAAGCATTAAGCACTGAAGATGCTCATGGACAAAATACAGCCGTTGGTATGCAAGCATTTAGGGATTTAGATGTAGGAGCTGATGGTAACAACACGGCACTAGGACACATTGCTGGTAGATTAGCCACAACAACAGAACAAACCACTTTAGTGGGAGCACAGGCAGGTAGTGGTGCTATTATGACAGGTAATAGTAATACTGCTGTTGGTTTTAAGGCTGGTCATCTTATAACGTCAGGCACACTCAATACACTTATGGGTGCTAATGCAGGAGATGCTATTAGCACAGGTTTTGATAACGTTGCTGTGGGCAGGTCTGCTTTAACTGGAGAAGATACAGGTAGAAAAAACGTAGCTATAGGTAGTTCTGCATTAGAAGTGCAAAATAATGATGTAGATAATTTTAACACTGCAGTAGGTTTTGAAGCAGGTAAAGCAGTCTCAACAAGTATACAGAACACCCTTATTGGTGCTAGATGTGGTGAATCTTTAACATCAGGTAGCTTTAATACGATGGTGGGGTATCTTGCTGGGGGATTTAGTGTAGATACAGAAGATGGAACTAAGAATACTATTGTAGGTTCTTTTAGCCACACATCAGCAACAGACTCAGATAACCAAATTGTTTTAGGTCACGATGTTACAGGTAATGGAGACAACACTCTTTGTTTTGGCACTGGAGCCACAGATAGTTCCATAGCTTTTGGTGCAACTTCTATCACTGCGCCATCTGATGAAAGATTTAAAGAAGATATTCAAACATCTACAGCAGGTCTTTCTTTTGTAAACGATCTTAGACCAGTAACTTTTAAATGGAAAAAAGAAAAAGATGTTCCTTCTAATTCTAGATCGTACATAGAAGGTTCTGAAAAAAGAGTAATGAATTGTGATGATAAAACAATGCATGGCTTTATCGCACAAGAAGTTAAAACAGCTATCGACAATCATGCAGAGATTAAAGATGGATTTCGTATGTGGTCTGAGGGCGAAGGTGATGGTTCGAAAAGACAAAGACTTGCTCCATCAGAACTAATACCAATTCTTACAAAAGCAATCCAAGAACTATCAGCAAAGAACGATGCTTTAGAAGCACGAATAGCAACACTAGAAGGATAAACAATGGAACTACTAGCAAGAAACTTCCCTAACATTGGGGTGGTAGAGGGAAAACTATCAGAAGAAATAGTTGATGACTTGTGGACATTAATAAACGAAGCAAGAGAAAAGCCAGAAGATATGAAGCCTGAACTAGCAGGTAACATCAGTTCTTCTATTAGGTTAGATAATAACTCTGACTTAATGACTGACTTTGTAGGTGAGGTGCTACCAGCTTGTATAAAGAGACACATGCAAGAGTATGGGTCACCTTATCGACTGACCATGAAAGAAGGTGAGACATTTAACTTAGAAAGCCTCTGGGTAAACTTTCAAAAGCAAAACGAGTTTAACCCACCACATGATCATGCAGGTGTGTATAGCTTTGTAATATGGATGCAGATACCTACGTCCTATGAAGAACAACGCAAGCTACCTATTTGTGCAGAGTCAAATGCAGACAACCACATAAGCAACTTTGCATTTAGCTACACAAATACGTTAGGCAGGGTGTCAACCTTTGCATACAATATGGAGAAACAGGCAGAAGGGTATATGGTTATGTTTCCTTCGTGCTTACTTCATCAGGTCTTTCCGTTTTACAATGATGACGGTGAAAGAATATCAATATCTGGTAATATTAATATAGGAAAAATGAAAAATGACTAGAGAAACAGCAGTAATGGAACAAGCATACAAGGCTTGCCATGATGGTGCAGATACAATTAAATCTGTAATTGCAACACACAATATGGGCAGTGATGCTACATCAGCAGACTTTGCATACGACTTAACACACGATGAAAAGAAAGAACGTGTAAGTCGTAGTGTAGGTTATCTCAAATACCAGAAAGACACATACTCTGATTGGGGAGATAAAGACTTTACAGTTATTGATGCAGCTATAACTTCTGCTGATAACTTTACAAGTTAACTCTTATGGAGATGGAGTTGCTTTGGAGTGCTGGACTAACTGGCCTACTTGGTATAGTAGGCTGGGTTATCCGTAGTCAACACGCAGAAACACAACGTATGCAAGTCCTATTAAATAAAACACGAGAGGAGATGGCTCGTGACTACATGACTAAGGTGGAGGCAAATAGCGACATGAATAGAATAATAGATAGGTTGGAGGCTCTAGACGCAAAGCTAGATAGAATTATAGAACGGCGATGATTGATCCTGTCACCGCCATAGCGGGTGCTACGGCTGCTTTTAATGCCATAAAGAAAGGCATACAAGTAGGCAAAGACCTGCAGGACATGGGTGGCACTCTGTCAAAATGGGCAGGTGCTATGGCTGATTTAGATTTTGCAGAAAGACAAAATCAACAGCCTCCTTGGTATAAAGCTTTAGGTGGTGGTGTAGAAGCACAAGCTATGGAGATCTTTGCAGCAAAACAAAAAGCTGCATCTATGAGAGCAGAATTAAAAGATTTTATTTGTGTAGCATATGGTCCCTCCTACTGGCAGGAGATACTAGAAATAGAAGCAGATCTAAGAAAACAAAAGAAAGAACATGAACACAGACAATACGAAATCAAAAGGGCTATTATTGAGTGGACAGCAGGACTGTCAATCTTTTTGGTTTGTTTAGGTATATTGTTTGGTTTTGTTTGGATAGGAACTAGATAGATGAAAAGATTTAAAGGTTTTACTAACGATCAAACGCATCAACTCCTTAAAGAGTTTGGCTACACAGGCCCAGCGCAAAAGGATGATATGGATGCGTTTCTTGCGTCTAGTCCTCGTGCTGCCTCTCAGTTAGGCAGGTACACAGATATAGCTAAACAACGAATAGAGGGTGAACCTCTATCTGGTGTAGGTATGCAAGCTGGTGGTGCAACATCTTATGATAGCTTTGAGTCTGCCTTTAATGCTGTAAGGGCAGGTAATTTAGATATTAAAAATATTCCTATAGGCACTCCTACAGGCGACACTAATGTGCAAAAAAATACACAACGTTTAAAAGATGCAGGTTATACTATTGAGGACGGTGTTATTACAGGATTTAACGATAGTGAAAATTATAGAGAAGTATCTAGGATAGGTGATCCAGAACGAGTATTAGATCCTGTTGATCCTACAGAAATAGGTTTACCTGAACAACCTGATCCAGTAGACCCTGTTGATCCTGCACCTACAGATCCACCTGAAGGTTCTCAAGTAATTAAAGAAGGCACAGAAACACCAGAGACAACTGAAGCATCACAACTATTAGATGACGCACAAAAAACTTTAGCTGACACTACACGTAACTTAACTAAAGTTCAACAAGATATGTCAGGTAAAGATCCTGAAGATGTTTATTACAGAAGAGACGATTATACATCTGTAGCTGACGGTACTGACGAGGAAAGAGATGCTGCAGGTGCTGAAATAGCAGAAAAACTTTTAAGTCATACGGTAAACGAAACAGCACTTACACCTGAAGAAATATCAAAGTTTGATACTAACAATGACGGTGTGATTGACAATACTGATGTTACTGCGTACTTAAGAATGCAAGCAGGTCTTGACAATCCTAACGATGCCTTTACAGAGTTCTTTTTAAATAAATATCCTGGCGGTCCTGTAACTTATAAACAGGCACTAGAAGATGCAGAACTAGCACAAACACAAGCTGGTGCTAACGTATCAACACAAGAAGCTGCATACAAGATAGAAGACGTACCTTCCGTTGCAGAAGCTTTAGGAACAGCTATAACTAATCCTAGTAAGCTACTAGATCAACCTACGATATACGGTTTAAAAGTAGAAGACAACCAGCTGATAGATAGCGAAACAGGACAAGTAGCAACTGCAGCTACACTTTTAGTTAAGCAAGCACAAGACGCAGGTAAAGCTGATGACCCTGCTGTTAAAGCTACTATGGCCTATCTTAATAAATTTACAGAAGATGAACTTAGAGAAAAATATCCTTTACCAGAAATACGATATGAATTATTTCAAGCAGATGTTGCAAGTCTTAGTGATGCAGATATAGCTACACGTAACGATTACTTTGCTAAATTAGAGCGTAGACAAGCACAAATAGAACAAGACGCTAAGAAGGACACAGCAGAAACATTTACTGCAGTTAAATCAGAAGATAAAATAAAAGCAATAGATGAACTAGGAGATTTTGCTGAAGGTGTTTTATCTGATGAAGCTAAAATGCAAGCGGCTAAGATGACTCCTACAGACTTGGAACAACTTAAAGGTAAATACGCAGATGCAGCTAAATTAGAGTCTTATAATATAGTTCTTAATGAAGACGATATAGTACGAATTAATCAAGATCGTGAAGAACTAAAAGTTGCTATGACTGCTGCTAGATTAGATGGTGACACAGAAGGTTTTGCAGCACTAAAAGAAGCTTACGATAAAGCAGGAGACTCAGTTAGAAAAGCATACGAGACAGGAACTGTTGTAGGTGACTTAAAGGAAGATACAAGAGAGTTTCCTAATGCAGCTTTATTTTCTGAATTAGGTGGTTACACAGAAGCGGAAGCTGCAGAAGTAGAAAAAGAAACTGCAATAGGTGATCTAGAAGAAATAGACCCAGCTAAGTTTGAAGATGAAACACCTAAAGCAACTGCAGAAGTAGATTATAATTTACCTCCTACTGAAATAGCAAAACAAGAAGAAAACAAAGTAAAAGATGCTGCTCAATTTAATGAGCTTGCTACAGCAGAAGAAAAGAAATCTGAGTTTGTAGCTGATGTAACTGCAGAAGAAACTTCTGTAGGAGCAGATGAAGTAGTTGATGTAAATGAAATACTTAACAGTGAAGAAATTGTTGTAACTGCAAAAACACTAGATGCATTAAACGATGCAGCAACAGCTAAAGCGGCTACGGCTACGTTTACACAGCAACTAGCAGCCAAAGCAATTAAAGGAGAAGTAAGTGCAGCATCTACTGTGCAAGGTCAGATGTCTAAACTTATGGAGCAGTTTAATAATGGAACACCCGCATGGGCTGCTGGTGCGTTACGTAGAGTAACTGCAGCTATGAACGCCCGTGGTATGGGTGCTAGTTCTATGTCTAGTGCAGCCATGATACAGGCGGCTATGGAAAGTGCAATACCTATAGCACAGTCTGATGCAGCTACCTTTCAAGCTATGGACATGGAGAATGTTCGTAATGAGCAAGCTGTAGCTCTAGCTAATGCTGCTGCAGCACAGAACTTTGAGTTAGCTAATCTGTCTAATGAACAAGCTGTTCGTATCCAGAACTCTATGAATAATGCTAACTTACAGCTAAAGAACTTATCTAATGAGCAAGAAGCTGTACTAGCTACAGCACAATTTAAGGCATCTTTGCAAGGGCAGGAGCTAAGTATTAGTGCTAACGTAGCAATCTCTAATGCTGCACGATATGCTGCAGTAAACGACATTAACTTGACAAACAGACAGCAAACATCTATACTACGCTCAACGCAAAACTTAGAAGTAGAAATGGCTAACTTGTCTAATGCACAGCAGACAGCCCTATCTAACTTACAAGTTAAAGCTGCCATGATGGGTCAAGACTTAACTAATGAACAACAGATGGCAGTGTTAGAAAGCACACAAGCCTTTGAAGCTAATATGGCTGATGCTACACGTAAGCAACAAGCGTTTATACAAGATGCTGTAGCAAGTGCAGCTATGGAAGGGCGTGTATTAGATAACAAGCAACAGACTGCTTTGTTCAATGTAGCTAATCAAGTTGCTGAAAGAGAGATAGAGCTAAACAACGAGCAGCAAACTGCCATCTTTAACATGAGTAACAAGATGACTATTGCTACAGAAGAGATGTCAGCTAGACAACAGACTGCACTAGCTAATGCTCAGATAGAAGCAGCCATGAAAGGGCAGGAGCTATCTAATAAACAACAAGTAGCAGTAATTAAATCAGAGCGTATAGCTGAGATAGCTAACATGAACTTTACTGCAGAACAATCTCGTGCCTTACAGAACGCACAGCTTACTCAGACGGTTGACTTAGCTAATTTGTCAAATACACAAGCTAAACTTTTAGCTGACTGTGCAGCCCTTACAGACGTAGATATGGCTAACTTAAATAACAGACAACAAGCACAAGCACAACAAGCACAGGCGTTCCTGCAGATGGACATGGCTAACTTAGATAACGAACAACAAGCTGTTATGTTTGAAGCACAGTCACTAGTACAGAGTGTATTCTCTGATCAAGCTGCAGAAAATGCACAGCTACAGTTTAACGCTGAGAGTATCAACCAAGTTAACCAGTTCTTCGATAGTTTGTCTACACAGGTTAATCAGTTTAATATAGCACAAAGCAACGCTATGGAGCAGTTTAACGCAGGTGAAGAAAACTCTATGACTAAGTTTCAAGCGGAACTAGATAATCAACGTGATTTGTTTAATGCACAAAATGAATTAGTAATAGCACAAGCTAACACAGCGTGGAGACAATCTATAGCTACAGCTAATACAGCGGCACTTAACGAAGCTAACATGACAGAAGTTATGGCGGCTAATAATTTGTCTATGCAAGGCTTGGCTGAGTTATGGCAACAAGAACGTGACTTAATGAACTTTGCGTGGACCACTGCAGAAAACGCTATGACTAGAGATCAAGAGTTGGTTGTAGCTAAATTAAAAGTTGATGGTGACGCAGATACAGGATTTATGTCTGCAGCAGGTGGTTTTTTAGGTTCCGTTTTAAACGTATTTGGTCCATCACTAGGTAAATCTGTATTTGGAAGTAATTTTGTAGCGCCGCAGTAGTGTAAGGAAATAACTTATGGCTAACTCACTAGATCAAATATTTCGCAACTTTATTAATCGTATAACTGGTGGTGATACTGAAGAAAATGTTGCAGAAACAAAACCAGATCAAGGTGGCCTTATGGCTCCTCGTGTTGTACGTCCAAGAGCAAGACCAGAGGATGTAGAACCTATAGGTGGTGTAGCTACAGGTGCAGCAAGCACAGGAAATATAGCGCTAAAAAGATTTGTAGATGGTTTAAACGAAGCTACAAAGTTAGATGTATCTTTACGCCCAAAAGCAAGACCTCTGCAAAATACTTTAATAGATCCAAATTTATCAGCAGATACACTGCAACAAAAACACAACATGCCTTTGTATAAATTTCAACAAGAAAACTCTGTAGCTTCAGATGATGGCTCTACAGTAAAAGTATTCTCTGCTCCAACATCAGATGCGGCTGTGGATGAGATTGTTATGCAAGCAGAAAGTTTATTTGAAAAGATTACAAAACCTAAAGCTAGACCTAAAAGTATAGAAGAGATTCAAGCTATAAGAGCTTCACAGGAGTACACAGATTTAGATACTACCAGAGGTTTGCAAGCAGCTTTAAACAACGCAGGTATAACAGTAGACGGTAAGCCTCTTGAAGAAGACGGTATAATGGGTCTACTTACAAAAAAAGCAATTAGAGCTTTTCAAAAAGATAAAAACTTAAAAGTTGATGGCATTGCAGGTCCACTAACAAAACAAGCTCTGTATAGCGTGCGTCCTCAACCTAAGATAACAGAAGAAAAATTGCAACCTAGTATATATGACAAGCCAGCGCAAGTAGGTCCAGATCAAATGCAAGTTGGATTTAGTAGAGATGACGCAGACGCTTTATCCACGGATTTAAGATATCAAGAGTATCTTAGAAGAGAGGAAGATAAAAAACAAAAAGGTCTTATGGAAAAAACACCTACATCAGATAATTTTAAACTTACACCAGAGCAACAAAAACGAGTTAAAACTGCAGCAGTCGGAGGCTTTGCTGTAAATGCTTTTAATGTTATACCAGCACATTTTAAACAGTTTGTAGGTAATTTATTAGGCACTTCTGAAGACGATATAAAAACAGAAACTTTTTTTAAGGGCAGTGAGTTGGATGCTATGAGATCAATAATAAAAGCAAATATTATAAGAACAGGAGATGAAAATATATTAAACACCCTCCTAGAAAAAGGCGATACAAGTAACATTAAACTTACACCAAAACAAGTTGAAGCTAAATTAAAAAACTTAGGATTTTCAGGTGGAGATAAAAAATCTATAAAAAGTTTTCAAAAAAAGTTTGGTTTAGAACCTGATGGTGTAGTGGGTTCATTAACAACAAATAAACTTTTACGCATGGGTGCGGTTGAATATAAAGATTATACAAAAGGATTAAAAGATGTTGGATGGGTAGAAAATATTGATCCATTATCTTTGTTTGATAAAGAAGGTGCTGTTAAAAAAACTTTAGGACAGTTTAATTGGAGAATAGATAATAATGGAAACTTACTAATTACAGATCAATATAACTTTAACAATGCAAAAGAGATGAACGAAAGATACCCTACCACTAATGATAAAATAAAGTATTTATCAGGTAGAGCAGCACAGGTAGCTACAGGAGACTATAGTTTGTATGGTTGGCTTAGAGATACAGGAGCTTTTTATGGGAGTAAATCAGGTGAGGGAACAAAGTTTGAGATTAATTTAGGTAAAATATAATGCTAGGCTTACCACTAGAACTTATAACCATGCTCTTCTCTACGATACTAGGTGGAGTGATGTCCATCTGGGGCCAGAGCATAAAGAACCGCCAAGAGCAAAACAAGATGATGCTTCAGACTGCACAGTTCAGGGCAGATCAAGTTAACACAGCAAGAGAAGCAGGTAAGAAGGACAGTCACTTTGCTTGGACACGTAGGCTTATAGCTTTATCTGCAGTGTTTAGCATTATTGTCTTGCCAAAGCTAGTAGCAGTGTGGTATCCTGATGTTAGTGTTTATGTAGGTTACACAGAAGCAACAGGTGGTTTGTTTAACTGGTTGTTTGGGCCAGATGAAGCAATACAGTGGAAGATGGCACAAGGTTTTGTAATTACACCGCTAGACACACATATAGTATCAGCAATCGTAGGACTGTACTTTGGTGCAGGGTTTACTAAGTAGGAAAATAAAATGGCAGCATCAGTATTTAATGGCGCACTACCAGGAAACTCTTTAGCAACACACGCTACAGGAGATCGTCCTTGGGAGCGTCCTCCACAACTTAGTAGTGTAGAGGAATCACTAAGTTTTTATATGACGCAGCTTTCAAACCAAGACACGCTGGATGATATACTAGTTGCTATACAATCAGGTGTTCCTATTAAACCCTTAGTAGAGGCTCTTTACACATCTAGTGTTATGAAAGGTGTGCATAGTTTAGATGTAGGTTTATTGATTGCTCCAGCACTTATGGAATATTTTGCTGCTGTAGCAGATAGCTACGATATAGAATATAAGTTTTCTAATCGTGATCCTAAAAAAGAAATGTTACAAAAGGAACGTGCCAGAGTTACTATGCTACTTGATGCAGCCATAAATAGAGCAGAAGAACAAGACATGGTAGACGAAGGTACAGAGTTACTTAGAGATATGGCAGAATACACTAGAAGCGATTTATCTAGAGCAGAAGCAGCCGATACTGCACCTGAAGAGAACATAGAAGATAAAGAGCCTGAAGCTGATGTACCTATGGATGAACCCGTAGAAGATGAACAAAATCCAAACGTAGAAGAATCGCAACAACAAGAAGAACTACCGCCAGAGCAAGCAGTGCAGGGCCGTGGTCTAATGGCAAGAGGGTAAATTACTATGGCTAATTGGAAAGCTTTTGCTACAGGGTTTATGAATGAAACCGCTAAGAACATTAATGAGCGTGTTGCGAGAGCACAAGCATACGAAGACAAACAAAAGGAAGAATTTGAACGTAGTAAAGCCACGTTTCAAAAAAGATTAGGCGTTGTTAACAATACTCTTATGCCTACTGTTAACAACTTAAAAAGATTAGGTGCTACAGATATGCAAATAAAAGCTGCAGTAGCTAATGGTCCAGAGACTATACTGGAATTTTATGAAGCACTAGACAGTGCCGCTAAAAGTATGAATAAAGATAGGCTAACTAAGTTAGAAATAGATGCAGTTGTTGACATGCCCGATACATTTGAAGGTGGTGATATGTCACTGCATGAGTTTATAAGTCGAACGTATGGTTTAACTAAACCTGACATAGGAAGTATCAAAGATCCTAATAGAAACTTTTTGTCTAAGGCGCTGGGCTTTGGCTTGCAAGATCAAGTACGTGCAGATTTAGACAGAGAGGCTCGTTACAATGGTTACTCTATCATGGATCTAAACGAACTAGCTGCACAAGATACGTACAATAGTCTAGTGCCTAATACATATTTTAGACTTACCCCAGGAAAAACTTATAGTGCTCCTGATGTGCTTGATGATTTTAATAGGGCTATTGCAGTAACAAAAAAACAAGTACAGGAAGATAATGTATATGACGAGTTAAAGTTAACAGACCCTGATGCAGCAGTAAAGATGATGGAAAACTCTTTATATCCTATTATAGAAGCATACACTAGAGATTATGGTATAAATTTTATAAATGATAGAAAGTTGTATGGTTTAGAAACTCTTCTTCCAAATAGATTTAATGAATTAAAAACTGTGTTACCTGATATGGAAACTGCTAACAAAATATTTGGAGCTATGGCAGCAGATGGTGGGGCAACTGCACAAGGCACTACAGAAACAGGTGAACGTGTTATGTTTACGTTTGACATAGATGGTATGCCTTTATCAGGTAAGATAGGTGGTAGGGATATTTTAGACGCAGACGTTGAAAATGTATTTCGTGATTTAGTAGCAGATGGTACAATACAAGATATTACATATGGCGGTAATATAACTGCAGGTACAACTAGAACAGTTGACAGTGCATTTATACAAGCAGACGAAGGTGAATTGTTAAGACCTAGAACAGATGTACCGCCAAGACCAGAAAAAGACCCTCCGTTTTTTAGGAGACTTAACGTAGGCGGCAAAGAGGCAGCGGATATCATTAAAGGAAGATATACTCAAGCTGAACTAGCTAGATCACTAACTAAAGAAAGCTGGGATAATTTATTTGGGGATACACATAATCCTGATGGATCAATAAAAGGTGCAGCACCAATAGAAATAGAATCAAGTATAACAGATACAGAGGATGTAGATTTTAGTCCAGAGCCTACAGGTGCTGGTCCTTTATCTGTTCGTAACAATAATCCAGGTAATTTAAGAATGGCAGGACAAAAGGGTGCAGTAGAGGGGGAAGCTGGATTTGCTAAATTTGAAACTAAAGAAGCTGGACTACGCGCTTTACGTAAACAAATAATATTAGATACACAAACTAGAGGAAAAACTTTGAGAGAGTTTATTACTAAGTATGCGCCTCCTAGCGAGAATGATACCGATGCATACATTAGTTTTATATCTAATAAAATAGGAATACCGCCTGATGGTAAAATACCTATGGGTAAAGTAAATACAGTTATGGAAGCTATTATTGAAATGGAGGGAGGTCAAGCAGGTGTAGATTACTATTTAGAAAACTAGTTGACAAAAATATAAAAATAGTATAAGGTCAATAAGAGCGAGTATAAAAAAATGGTAAGACACTTAATGACGTATCCTTTAGTATTTAGTATAGGTTTGTTTACAGGCACTGGACTTATGATGGACGTAAGTTATAAAGACCATGCCCCTGTATTAGAATCACATAGTGCATATGAAATAGAACAATCAGTACACTCTGGTCCTTTTAAAACTAAGGAAGAGTTTGTATCTACTTTAAAACCCCTAGCAAAAAAACTATCTGATGAGATAGGTATAGATGAACGTATTATAATAGCACAAAGCGCTATTGAAACAGGATGGGGTTCTAAAGTAAAAGGTAACAGCTTCTTTGGTATAAAAGCACACGGTAAACCTGGTATATCTTTTATTACACATGAAGTTATAAATAATAAAAGAATTAAAATGTGGGATAGTTTTAGATCTTATAGTAGCTTAGAAGAAAGTGTAAAAGATTATGGAAAGTTTTTACAAACTAACCCTAGATATAAATATTTTTTAAAAGCTAGAACACTAGATGAACAAATAAAAGCTTTGGGAAAATCTGGTTATGCAACAGATCCTAATTATGCCAAAATGGTTAAGCTTATTGTGAAAGGCCCAACTCTTAAAAGGCTAGGTGGATATACATGACACAACCTATAACATACGATGAGTTTAAAAAACTTCAACAAGAAGGTTACTTTAAGAAGGACAGAGGTGCTACCACTGGACCTACAACTATTGATGCGAGTAATTACGAAAGCAATATACCTGAAGGAGACAGGCTAAAAAAGAAAGATTTATATAACTTTAAAAACCTTAACACAATAAGAAACTACATGGCTAGAAGTAAAGGCGTAAATTACAAAACTGCTGAACCTGAAAAGGTAGTAGAAGACTTTGTGGATCACATGCGCTACTTTAATAGTAATGCGATATCTACTGCAGGAGAGGTTATGTTTGTCTCTCGTGGGTCTGAAGAAGATAAACAAGCGGCTAACGAAGCGTATAAGTTATATGATAGTTTAGGTAATGTGTTTGTTAATGATGGTTTCTTTGGTGCAGTAGATGGTGTGCGAGACTATGTTTACTCTGCAGTTACTGATCCTACAAATTACTTAGGTGTTTTTACTGGTGGGTACGGTAAAGCTGCGGCTGTTGGCATTAATCAATCTAGTAGAGCATTAGTTAAAAAGTCTGCATCAAATGCCGCTATGAAAGCTGCACGATCTGGTGCTACTAAAGAAGTTGCACAGAAAGCTGCAAAAGAAGCTGGTGAAGCTATGTCGCAAAAGATGATAGCTAATAGTGCTAAGAAAGAAGCTATAGCAAAGCAGTCAGAACAAGCTGCAAAAGAAGCATACAGAATAGCTGTATCAAAAGCTGCATCTAAAGGTGCAGATGATTTTATAAAAGAAGAGTTTAAAAAACGTGGCAAAAGAGCCGTAGCTTATACTACTGCTTACGATGCTTTGTTTGCAGGTGTACAAGCAGATGCAATACAAAATGTATATCTCGATGTAGGAGCACAAGATAAATATAATCCTCTTGACACTGCATTTTCTACTTTACTTGGAGGTGTCGGTGGTGGGTTGCACTATGTCTTTGGAAAGTTTGAGGGTACGTCAGGATTAGGTGCTGGTATAAAAGAGCTTAATGCTGCATCTCGTGCCAAAGAGCAGCCACTCAGGGCAATAAATAATTTACAAGATCAATTAAAAAAACTTAAAGATGCTAAAGCCCCAAAGGCAGAGATAAAAACTATAGAGAATAGAATTAGAGAACTTAAAAAGAAAACTATTGGTCCTAAGATTTTGAGTGACTCCGCACAAAAGCAAGCAGAGAAACTTATGAAAGAAAACTTAGATTCTTGGGCATCTAAAGTAGAGCGTGGTACATACAAGCTAGGTAACGATGCAATGCCAGAGGGTATGCTGCACGAAATACTGTTTGGTGCTGACGGTAAAGGTGGGCTACAGAAAATATTTATTGACAACGGTATGAAACTAAAACGTAATACAACCGTGTCAGACATGGCAACTAACATCATAAGACACATGGATGATGATTATTTACAGGATCTATCAGAAACTATGTACGATGTGTCTAACATACACTTAGGAGATTTAGATGGTCTAGCTGTTGACATAGGAGATGTGATGGCTAGAGAGATTAGCAGAGCAGGTGGCACACTTTCTGTTATGTCTCAATTTAGACGCGCTATAGATGGCGGTGTTGTAGCTGGTAATGAAATACTTACGGACTCTCTAAATAGTAAAGCTGTTAGAGACACTTTAGAAAGCGAGTTTAAGAAAGGTGCATTAGCAAGAAAGGCAAAGCCATTTACGTATGGACAAAGTGTTTGGAAACGTTTACTTGTGTCTTCACCTGCAACCACTGCAGCAAACGTTATGGGCTTTGGTCAGTTTTATGTAGGCCAAACAGTATCAGATATTTTAAGTGGTGGTATGTTATCTATTAGCGCTACGCTATTACACGGTGGAAAAAAAACAAAAGAAGGTAGAGAGCTTATAAGAAAAGCAGGTGTGTATAAGCAAATACAAGCACAAAAAATGCTAAACTTATTAGATCCTTTTACTACACATGATGCGTACATGGATTTTTTAAATAAGCATAAAGATGTAAAAGGTTTACTGCACGAAACTATTGGTGCTGCTGTTGAGCGTAGCTCTAAGCGTTACGGTATAGATGAAAACAACACCATAATCTACGGCAAGTATGGTGTAGAAAACTTTACTAAAGCTGCCATGGATATTACTGGTGTTCGTATACAAGATAGTTTTACAAAATCTACTATGTTTATGACAGAGATGGATAAATATTTAAGATTAAAGTATGAGGGAAGAACACTAACTGATGTTTTAAAAAAGGGAGATTTAGAAGTAATAGATGATGATGTCATAGGTGGTGCATTAGATACTACTATGCGTTCTGTATTTTCAAAAGATTACACTACAAATGATCAAGCACTTGCAGGTGTAGCTAAAATAGTAGAGCAGTTTTCAAACGCACCAGGTTTAGGAACTATATTACCTTTTGGTAGATTTTTTAATAACGTGGTAGCTACAGCTTATCAATGGTCACCTCTTAGTTTTTTACCTGCTGCTTCAAGGATTGCAAAAGGAGAGGGTATCAAAGCTCAAGAGGCACTATCACGTTCTATAGTAGGCACAGCAGCATTGGGTATGGCTATACTGCACTCAGAAAAACAGGAGCAAAAGGGACTAGCCTACAATGAAGTTGAAGTAGGTGGTGGTACGGTTGTTGATGTCCGTAATATATTTCCTTACTCTATGTTTTTAGCTGTTGGTAGGGCTGCAAACTTAGCAAGAAAAGGCGAAAGAGTAGGAAGAGAAAACATAGAAGATATTACACAACAACTTGCAGTAGGACAACTTGCAAGAGATGCACAGTTTGGTAATGATCTTTATAATGTGTTTGATGTAATATTTAATTCTGATAGAGGAACAGAAGCAAATGTTTCTGCTATGCTAGAGGCAATATATAAATCAAGTGGTGGTATAGTTGCTGGTTTTGCAAGACCTCTAGATGCAGCTAATCGTGCTGTAGGTTTTATGTTTGAGACAGACACAATTAAAGATCCAAGACAGGCTCGTGGTGGTGCTGTATTTACTCAACAAGCTACTAAGTATTTTGATAATATACTTGAGGCTTTTATTGACGAAACAGATAACATAACTGGAGAAAAACTAAGGGTGGCAACTCGTGCAGGAGACTTGTATGATGCTAACCCGCTTGCTCGTATCTTTGGCTTGACTGTAAAGAGAGGTAAAACTGCAGCAGAACAAGTGTATTCTATGGCAGAAATGAAAACGTGGACTGCAGATAGTAGAACTAAAATGACCCAATATGATAGGGTGTTTAACTCAGCTATAGCACCTATGCTTGAAGTTAAAATGCAAAAGCTAGTTGAAAGTGCTAGATTTAAAAAAGCTGATGTAGGACAGCGAAGAGGTATGGTTAAAGATGTTATGAAGAAAGCTCGTAATATCACCAGAGAATACTTAGATGCTACATCAGGCACAAACTTTTTACAAAGACAAAGATACAAAGCTTCTACAAAAGGCTCAAAAGATCAACAATCTAAAGCTAGGAAATACATGAGAGATAAGTTTGGGGTAACAGCTAAGTTAGAAGATTATAGTTATAGAGAGTTGCAGGTATATAACTCTTACATTGATCATCTAAAATACTTAGACGAAACAAACTTTTAAAGTAAAAAGGGGCCACTACGGCCCCTTCCTTTTTAGCTGTTCTACAAAACGTTCTAGCATAACTATTAACTCTTTACGCAACTCCTCTGGATTAGTCTCTTTCTTTCTCAGATTAAGAAACTTTTTTGCCTCCTCTTCTAAGTTTGTTTTAGGCATTGGTTGGTAACGATACACAAAAAGACAAAACGTATGCACTATCATTTGGTTTACTACCATCTAGTTTTTCTTTCAACTCATCAGCCGCAGCTTTACACTGACCATAATTATTATACATTTGTGGCTGACTTTGAGCGTAGTGCACACCGTTATTGAACATTATGAATATCAGTATCCACTTCAATTAACAATGCCTTTTACAGTATCAATACTTTTTTCAACGTAAGGTTTTGCTGTATCAATACCTTGTTCAACGTAAGGTGCTGCCGCATCAATAGTGTAAGTTCCCACAGGTACAATTACTTCTTGAATAATACCAATTCCGATTACTGCCACCGCTAAAAATTCTAATACCATAGACGTTCTCCTTTATGTTATGTCTACTACTTCACACACATCACCAGTGCAAGCTAGAGTTTGCGTACCCAAAGTGTTGTCTTCTTGTTCGTACTCAGAAAGTTTAGACCAATCTATCTTTTCTGGCATCGAACTTAATAGTAACTTATATTCATCTTTAGTGCAATCCTGATATGGTGCTTGTTGATAAGTATGATCAGAGTGTGGTAAAAAAGATACACCTGACATCTCGTCAAAATGTTCGTAAACAAATGCACCTACAGCCATCCACTCGTGTTCTCTAACTGTACAAGTAATACTAGGTTTGTGCTCACACCAATGTCTTTGATACATGAGCCATAGTTCTAGTTGTTCTATAGCAGACATATCATCTCTAGTCACTGCACTTGTTGGCGACTTAACAGGAAAACTAAACACTACTGTACTATCAGGTTTCATAACACAAGGCTCACTAGGTATACCTTGATCCATCATTAACTTGGTGAGAGGATCGTTAATATCACCACGTACAGTACGGATATAGTATGGACTGTGGCGAGGGTGTATACCAGAGGCACTGTCAACCAACTGGGAGACTGTCCCTGACGGTTTGACGCAGCTAATTGCAGTAGCTTGGGGTATGTCCAAACGGCTAGACCATTCAGAATTAGTGATAATAGCGACATCTTTTAGGTGCTCCAGTGTCTTATCTAAACCTCTATTTTCATTAGTGAGTAATCTGTTGTCCATAATGCCTGTTAGTGACACTCCCAACAACCTCTCCTCTTCTGTATTTCTTTGCCACACTTTCCGCAAGTAAGGGAACTTAGTGTAGGTGGACTGGATAGTTCCCAAAATTGTTGCCATACGGACTTTTCGTTCAAGATCTTCAATAGTATCTGTAGACCTAACCACAACTTCAGTAAGATTACAGAACTGATACGGCCTAAGTATGATCTCAGAACATGGGTTCGTTCCAAAGTCATAGTATGGATCTCGCCTGTCATTTTTTGCAGCTTGTTTTTTAGATGCTTCACGATTAAATATTCCTCTCTCCCCTGATTTACTCTCAACTAACGCAAGCCATTCACGCATAAAGGTTTCCATCTCAGGCTTTTCAGTGTACGCTACAGAGTTATTAGCTAGTGCTCTATGTCCTGTGTTTACCCACCAATCACCTGCTTTAGCGTGACGCATACGTTCATCACTAAGGTTACTCAAAGATATCATAGCGCTGCGTCTTACGCCACCCATAACAATAACTTCACCTATCTTACACATAATGTCGTGACACTCTAAGCTGGTCAACTTACGTAGCTCTGCTTGTTTAAATGTGTGTATGCAAAAATTAAATAGATCAACGAGTGGACCTGGCCCTGACGCCCTGCCACCAAAGGTTTTAAGTCTTGCACCTGCAGGACGTACACGAGAGATATCCCACTTAGGTATCTCGCCAGCCCAAAGGAGTGCCAACAATTGTCTAAACGACTTAGCCCATCCCTCCTTGCTGTCCTTTACAACGATAGTGGTATCGCTCACGAAGAGAGTAGGGACTTCAGGGAGCTTACTGATGTACTGCCTCTCAACACTGAACCCAACACCAGTACCACAGAGGAGGATGAACATAGCCTCATCAAAGGACTTAGGGTCATCTACGGGTAAGTAACTACAGTTGTACCCTGCAGTGTTGTCTCTGTTCAGTGCAGCACCTGCTGTCATCATAGCTCTCATAGAGGGCATAACTTCTAAGTTTAATATAGCATCACGTAGTTTGTTTACATATGAATCGTCACCTGCTAATGGTCTAATAACGTTGTTCATATACCTTTCTACTGTATCTCCCCAAGACTCTCTCCCTGTCTTATCAAAGTATTTTGCATACCTAGATTTATGTATAAAGCTTTGATAATCTGTAGGTAAATAATTATCCATATTTACCACCTTTCTTTAATGTTTAAGTTTTCTAATTGTACATCATCTATGTCGTGAAATGTGTTATGTATTAAGTCATACACATCATCTTCATGTGCTTCCTCTACAGAAGAAAATATATTATTATCCTCTTCTATATTTAATACAAATGTAACACTAAACTTTTTCTTTATCATTTATGAAACTCCATCCAACGTTTCTTCATCCTTAGTAAATACCATATTGCTTTGTCTATATCTTCTAAACCATTTTTGTATTCACAGCGCCACATATATTTTAATACGTTTGCTGCTTGAGGTGCTATATATCCTGACATGTTTTCTGTCATAGCTTCTATTGCATCTATGCACTCTATACCAGCTTGATTATAATGTATAGGTTTATTCACTGGATCAGTATCAGTCATGCATTACCTTCCGTTTCAGTCCATCTAGTAAGTCTAACAACTTTACCATTAGTTCCCTCTACCGTTTCATATAGAGTTTCATTTTGTTTTTCAAGGCTTACTAGATAATCTCTTCTGTCTGCTACGGCTTCATACAAAACTTCGTCTTCTTGAGCCATCTCTAAAAACGTACCCATTAAAGTAGCTAAGTGAACTAAGTGTGACATAGTTTCTATACCAGTTTTTTTCATAGCACCACAAGCTAGGCCTGTCTCTAGCTCACCTGTCCATTCTCCTTTTTCGTCAAAGCTTGCAGGTCTTAAAAGTATTGCTACCTCATCATCTTTTATTTCATAAGGCATTACGTATTCCTTTTCTTACCTTTGAATGCTATAAGTTTCATCTTAGTAGGCCTTCCTTTTTCCTTTAACCACTTTT